AGATGCACCTGAAATTAAATTTAAAATAGTACCTGCTCCTAAACCATGTTTGGGTAAATAACCACCTAATGCTTTTTTAGTTATTTTAGGAGGATTATTTACTAATTGACCCAATCTACCTTTTCTATACCATTTATCAAAGTAATTAGTATCTAATGATTTAAGATTTCCTCCATATGGATATTTAGGACTCTCATATCGATTTCTAATTAATTTTGGAGCTTCTTTAATTCCGTATACATGTTCTTTATGAAGTCTTTTATAATAATCATCCATTAATTCGTAATGGTGTTGACCTGATGTTGATGGTTTATTTTTAAAGCTATCCTCATAATCTCGAATAGATTCTGAATGTCTACGAGGTCTTCTTTTAGGAGTGGGTTGTATATAAATTTCTTCACTTGGTAAAGAAACAGAATCAATAGAAGCCTCTGGTTTTACTATTGAATTAGTATTTTGTACTTCTGTACTTTTTGGAATAGAGTATTGAGGTTTATTTTGTACTGCGGTTGTATTATTAGATAAAGAAGGTAATTTCTTTCTATTTGGAGTATTAGAATTAACAGTATTAAATATAATATTAGGATTATTATTAATAGTAGGTTTGTTAGAATCAGGTTTGTCTATGTTAATTAAATCATTAAGTAAAGCTGAACCTGCTTTAAGGGGGTCAGCTTTACTCATTTTTCTAGCTACTTCAATATTTTTATATGGTTTAGCGGCATTTCCAGCATTAAATCCTAAATTTTCAGCATATTTTCTCATATTAGTAAAATGCTCTCCCTCTTGCAATATTCTTCGAGCTACATTATGTTGTTTAGCTGCTTTTCTTAATGCTTGAAAAGCAGGGTCAGCCGCCAACGTAATAGTTTTAACTGTTTTAGCTCCTTTAACTACTTTTAGAGCTTTGGTTAATACTGCCGTGGGTAATAAATTAGTAGGGTCTAATACCATATCTACTGCCATTTTAGCATAAGGATTTTTAATATCTAATGCTGTACTTGGGTCTTGATATTTACCTGTAATAGCTTTAGTTACACCTCTAGCAGGAGCAGACATAACTTCATCCACTACTCCTAACACACCATCTTTATCATAGGTTTTACCTAAATAATCCTTAGCTTCTCCTAATAGTTCTCCTACTTTTTTAAAAGGATTACCATACTTAGGTCTTCCAGTAGCAGGGTCAATTTCTCTTATAACTTCATTTTTATCATTAAGTAGTGCTATTTTACGACCTTTATTATCATATTTGTATTTAAGAGGTTTATATCTTGGAGTTTTACCACCTACTTGTAATCTAGGAATATTACCACCATATTTCATTTGTCCTAATTGTTTAGCTACTGAACTACGTGTACTATAATCTGCATATTTAGGATTAGGTCTTTCATATTTATTTGCAAAAGTCATAGCTGCTTGTTCAGGTGTTTGATTGTTCATTTCTTTTAACACATTATTTTCACCTTGCTCATCTAAAATATAATCAAGTTGAGTATTTAAATCTGAATATGACCTACCTTTTTTAGCTGCATAATTTTTTAAATTGCTTAACCTATTACCTCTCCATTGAGCTACTCCATATGCAGTACCTTTATCACCTACAGCATTTGGATTTAAGCCTGACTCTTTATACAAATTACCTACAATACCAGCAGCTACATTAGGTTTTACACCTCTACCTATATAATAGTTATAAGCTTTTTTAGCTTGTTGATTAGGATTTACAGGTTTATAAGGTATATAAATAGGTGCGCTAAGACTACTACCTACTTTAATTTTAGGTTTATTAGACATCTGAAACTTTTCACCATTATCTAATGGTTTGCTTTCAGTTTCATAAGATGTAACGCTATCTACAGAATCTATTTTCATATTTTTACAGGAGTAAAGTCAAAAAGCAATTCATTAAAACACAACAAATGTTGTGATACATTATTATAACTTAACTTAACTAAAACGTAATCATCTCTAAATCTAGCTTTTAGCACATTATTGCAATTCACTTTGCTAACATTAACCTCAACTTCATCGTCTATTTGTGTGTCAAGCGACTTTAAATTTCTTGCCACAACATTATCTCTAAATCTTGAAAAAGTCCAATGATTCATTACTCGTTTTACATTGTAAATTCCATATTGAGATACTTTTGAGCAACTACTATTATAAACTACAATTGGTATTTTAATAGTAGATTGAAGTGAGTTATGTAAACTAATATGCGTCCAAGTAGAATCTATCCTTCTTCTTTCTGAATCAAAAACATCAGTAAGCCATTTCAAACCATTTAATACAAATGGATAAACTACTTCTTCTTTATCTTTTAAATAAGGTGTGAATACAGGTGTAATGTAAGTTTCAAATCTTTGATTATTATAAAAAATACATCTGTTATCGTGATTATGTAAATACAACCCTTTAGCATTGAAGCTGAGAAGTTTATTATTCCTTAAATGAAATGCAAAATCAGGAATATAATCATGGTAACTAATCCATAAATCAGCATCAGGTTGATAAGACATAGTAAAACTAACATCTACCAACCATGATGAATCAACTTCAACATAAGTATTATTATCCATGTAATTTTTCTAAATAATCAGATAAATAAGACATATTATCCCATCTAATAATTTTACTACCAAAAGCTAATGAATTAGCATCATTTCTAGCATTTTCTAAAGAAACATAAGGCGCATTAGATACAAAGCTGCGAGTAATGTTAATAAACCTAATGCCTCTTTTTTTGTAAGATTCAGGTAGTGTAATATTTGTTTCATTAATATTAAATATTATAAGTTCTTTGCTAGCATAAGTTTGATTTATAAAACTATCAACTGATTCTTTTATAGAATCAAAATTATCAATTTTAACAATTAATACACATGATATAACATTTTTATTAAGTTTGTTTAAACCTTTTATTATATCACCTGTTTTATTAATTGCTTCTATATAAACTTGTTGAGTAACATCTATTACTACCCCGTTATCAAATTTAATTTGTGGATGTAAATGAGAAATTTGACCATAAGGAAATACATTATGAAAATCTTGCTTGTATAAAAAATCAAATCTTTCTTTTGAACTTACTCCTGAATTATGAAATATCTTATACTTTTTAATCCATTCATTTTTATCAGTAGTAGGCCAAGCAAAGTCTAATTCATTGTTAGCATAAGTTTTATAACCTAATAACCAAATATTCCAAAGAACTACCCACATATCAGTAGTCCATATTTGAAAATCATATTCATCAATACTTCTACCTGCACTAGCAAATTCTTTTTTATAAGTATCAAGATTGTTAAAATACATTTTGTACATTATTTCACAATCTCTTTCTACCTTGTCCCAAAAGTTATAACCTAATCCTTTGAAATAATATTGCGCTCCACCTGTATTATTTTGTCTTTCAGCTACTGTAGTTTCATCAATACCTACTACATTAAGCATGTCTTTAAGCAAAGAAGGTGAATTTTTACTTGTAATATAACTATAGTCAATGTATGAAGTTCTACTTACATGAACTCTACCATCTTCCATACCTTCAAACAAAGGTATTTCTCCGAATAGAATATCTGCATCATGATAAAATATATATTCATCTAAATATTTGCTGTTAGCCATCATAAACTTTTTAATAATATGAGGTCTAATAGAAGATAAATAAGTAGATGAAACTCTTTCATCTTTTATAAAATGAACATTACCATAAACAGTATCTATATGTTCAACCCAAAGAGGATTAATTTCTTTTTTATAACCTACTAAAATATGAATACTTTCTCTATCTACTTCTAACTCTTTAAGGTTGTTAGTTAGTACTTGTAATTGCCATATAAAATAAGTATCATCAGGTTGTGCAGAAAGAAAAATCATTGTATTCTCATGTATTTATTGTCTTTCAAAACTATATCTCCACTTCGCAATGAATTTATAAAATTTTGCTCATCTTTCCAAACACCTTTAAATTTATTTTTATATTGAGCTTTAAGAACTTTGTTTTTAAAAGTAATAAGTAATCTTTTGTACTCTTCATCAAATGAAGTTATAATACCATAAGCATTAAAAGGATTATCTAATTCAACTGTATCAACATTTCTAAAGAAATCCATGAATCCATTTGAAGAAATAGGAGTAGGTTTATCACTAATTAACCACCAAATACCTTTTTCAGCATCATAAAAAACATAACCATACATTGTAGATAAACAACTCCATTTATGTTGTGTACCAAGATAACCATTTGAATCATAAATTATAGCTTCTGGTTCTGATTCAAATATATCTCCATATCCAATGAATACATTTTTACCAGCTACATCAAATTTCTCTCTACCTACAGTTCTTAAAAGTTCTCTTTCAAAGTGTATATATATAAAGTCTTTATTAGCTTCAATGTTTTTAGCTTTACCTTTGTTTTTGGTTATTTCAAAATAATCATTTTGTCTCCAGTCTCTCCAGTTGTTTATATCAAATTCTTTGTTTATAGGCGCACTCCTAATTATCCTAAAGGGTTGTACAGTATTATATTCAGCTTGATAATCAAAAATAGTTGAAAATTCAATATTATTTTGAGCATGATAATCTTTAGAATAACCTTGTTGAAACATATTAGGGTCATTATCTCTTTCCATAATATGTAAAAAAGATAATTTATTAAATTGGTCAGTATTTGGAAAATAAGTAGTATAAGTTTTATTTTTAGGATTAATATATCTAAGATTGATATTATATCTACTTTCACATAAATATCTATGATAGGTTCTTATACCATTCCATTTATCATCATATTTTTCAGATGAATTTTCAATACTATCAAGACTATATTTATTTTCATAATTAGAATTTAAATTTATACCATATGTGTTAAAATTATTATCACAAATATAAGAATCTCCTCCCCAAATAATATCATTAGAATAAATATTGAATTGATAACCTGTATTAATTATATTTTGTTTTCTAAAATCGTAATAATAATCTGTACTTATATTTAATAATGTAATTAATCCATTTTCTTCTCTTATTTGACCTGTTGTTGCATTAAGGTCTAATTGGTCTACTTTTGTATTAAAATTATCTAAATTAGAAAATATAGGACTTATAGAACTATATTTAATAAGATAATGCTCTTCTCCGAATATATTATTTTTGTTATTATCAAAAATATTTGTAGGAATATATTCTTGATTAAGTACTTCATATAATTTATAAGATTCTATAGAACTAACAGATGCATTTTCTATAAAATCTACACCAACTGCTTTAGAATAACTTGTTATAAGATTATCGTCTGTTCCAGTGTAATAACTAGTATTGACACGTCTTTTATTAACAGAAGCTGTTGTATTCATTTTATATTCTAATCTAAATCTATTTGCTTTAATATTATTTTTTGTATAAAGCAATTCAAATGGATATGTTCTCAAATAATTTTCAAAAGCAGAAGCTCCTGATTCAGAATAACCATTTGTTGATGTAGACCAGTTACCACCCAGACTAACTAATTCTGATTTACCAACATTAAGAGTTCTAAACCAACTTTTAATACCTAATGATTGTGATATTACTCTATTGTTATTATCTCTTTGTGCATAGCCTATTTCATAACCTATAGCAGGATTACCTTCTGAATCTTTAAATAATGATAAATTAAGATTATTTAATTTAAGACCTAATATATCCATATATACAGTCCCATAAAATTGATTGTTATAAACATTATTTCGCATCCAATTTAATGAAGGAAACTTGAAATGTCTAACATTTCCATTAGGATAATATCCTGTTGAAGGGTAAGGTTCGTTTTCATTCTCCCAATAACTAAATGTACCTTCTTTACCACCAAGATAATCACCTACTAAACTACAAGTATCATTTACTTGATAGTTTTTATAATACTTAGTTACTCCATTTACAACTTCTTTTATTTCTTGTGAATTATCTTTTTCTGTTCCAACAGCAGGTCTACCTGAACAAACCCACCATTTACCACTACCCCAATAATATTTAAATCTTATGTAAATAACATAAACTTCATCATGACAAAAACTTCTTTGTTGATTATTGTAATTATGATATTTATAAGAGTTTTTAACATTAGTTGTTATACCTGGAATATTATCAATAGTAGGATTAATTAAATAAGAACACCAATTAAAAGTAAGATTATTAACAAAGGACTGCTGATTAGGTTCGTTATATTGAGTAACATCTAATCCATACAAAGTACCTTTAAAATCTGTAAGGTGTTTTACTGATTTATAAATAGCTTTATCTATAATAATTTCATCTATTTCTAAAGTTTCTTTTTGTTCATCACCTGTAATAACTAAATTTAAAGATGTTCCGTTTATTAAAGTATCTTTAATTTTAAATGCTTTTTTGACTCCATTTGCTTGATAAATATAAGCTACTCTAACATATTTATAATCAGTATTTACATTTGTCAAATTTAATCTTATACTTTTACCACTATACAATTCAGCTTCTGAACCTGAATAATTAGCATAAATTGTACTAGATGAACTATTAGTAAGAAATATAGGATTATAATTTTTAAACCAATTGCTAGTACTATTATCATCTCTTACATACTGCAATGCTATATAATATGCTCCTGTTAATAATGAACCTGATTCTTCTAAAGAACTAACTACATTTGGTGAATATGAATAATTAAATAATTCTAATTTACCTGTTGTAAAATTAGCAGGTACATTATCAATATTAAGACATTTAGGAGTTTTGTTTCCATCAGTCCATGTTATGATTCTTTCATTTTTATTATTAATAAAAAACTCACCATGAATAGGATTATTCTTTTTAAAACCAAGTTGATTATTATTTACAATAACTCGATATTGATTATTAGAATCAATTAGTCCTATTTCGCTATTAGTATCATTAGTACTAAAAACAACAAAGTCATTCCTATTTAAAGGAATGACCCCATTAGGAAATAACGAAAAATCTCTTATTTTTAAAAAACCTTTTTCATTAGTCCAACTACCTAATCTTTCAGAAACAACAACATTTTTATTCTTTCTTGTTGTATTAGGTGATTGTTGGTTAGGATTACCATCTAACCACATTCCTTTATACTTCATAGCTTTGATTTAAGTTGAAACGCTAAAGTTTTTTTAGTAGAATCTACATCAATATTATTTGAAACAGCACTCAATCTTATAATTAGTTCTTTAGGATGTTGTATATAAACACCTTCTCGCAATACTACAGTATCTTTTATTGATACAAGTTCTAAACTTACATAAGTACTATCATTAATTTTAGTAAGTGTATCAATTTTAGATTGAATACTTTTTGCTACTACTGTATTTCTATTCTTTCTTACGTAAGAAGAAATTATAATAGATATAACAAAAGCTAGTCCAAGTGCTATTTGTCGTGATGTCATTTTGATAATTTACCTTTTAAAAAACTAACTTCATTTTTAAGATTTTCTATTTCTGATTTTAAATCATCAAGATTAGTTGGAGTACTGTCAATTTTTTTATAAAATAAGTAAATTCCCATTAATATTTGAGGAAGTTGCTCTAAGATTTGGTCAGCCATTACTGTAATAATTATAATTATTAGATATTCTAAATAACATATTTGTCCAATTATCCGCAAATTTCTCCATATCTTTAACTGTCATCTTAAAGTGTTCATTTGCAGCAACTTGAATGAGTCTTCTGCTTTCTAACTTTACAGTTTCATAATCTAATACAGGATGTTTGTGACCACTACTTAAATAACATAGTAATAAGTAATGAGTTATTGCATTTCTGTATTTGATTTCATTGATAATCAAAGGGTAATTTTCATCATCAAGAGGAAAAGCTTTGTAGAAAATATAAACTTCATCTTTAGCATTAGTGCTATATCCATCGCCTGAATTAGTGTAATAATAATCATCAGAAGGGTCTGTATATTTAAAAGTATCAGTAAGATAACTTGCTCTCTTTTCAAGTATATCTATATGATAAACTTTTTCTTCTAATTCACTATCTTCACAACATGCATTTAAATCAAGCTTTATTGTAGAATTAGCTATCATGTTAGTTACTAAATCTACTTCTGCTGCATTAACAGACTTTGGATAATTATGCGATTTAGGCAATCCATAATTTAATTTTTTACCTTCATAAATAAAATAATTTAAACTAACAAAATCACAAGGAATATCTATTTTATAATTAATTACATTTACTTTTTTAACCTTATTAAAAAACCCAGCATGATAACCTATTTCTTCAATTCCATCACCTACCCACTCAATAGCTTCACTTTTAGATATAGTAATGTTATATCTACTGATAATTCTTTGTATAATAGACCGACTTGAAATTAAAGAGTGATTCATTAGTTATAATCTGAATAATTAAAATACTTAGGTAAATCTCTATGTAAGTTTCTTATAGTAGAAAATACAAAGTCAAGATTATTCTTATTAAATAACGTACTTTGTTTCCACTGTAAAGCTGCATAAGAAGTATTAGTTCTATAAACAATAATTGATTTAATTTCTTCTTCTGACTTACCTTGTTTAGCAGCTTCTATTCTTGCTTTTTTAGTACCAGGAAAACAAACTTTCTTTTCTGAAATGTCTCTTACAATTTGATTAACTTTAAATTTACCAATAGGTAAATGTAAAGTTTCTCCTGTAAAAATATATTCTTTACACTTTTTAAAAAAAAGTTTAACTACACTGCTATAAGTAATAATGCTGACTTTACTATCTACATTATCGTGATATTCTTTATAGTACTCTAAAAGTACCATAACTTTGTTATTCGGCTTTATTAATGTTATCATTTAAAAAGAAAGATAATATAAGTCCTTCTATTGAACTTGCTATGTTATAATCTCCATCTTGAAAACATGTAGATTCTTCATTGCTACAATCTTGGCATAATTGATTACAGCCTGTTATTTTTTCGTTTTCTGCAAACAGCTTTACTTCTAATGGATTGTCCCAAATAGCTCTAATACTAACTGTATTTAAATCAATACCTTTTTCAAGAGCATTAACAATATAGACATAATCGTTTTCATAAGTATAAAACATATTATTTTTTGTAAAACGTCTATCTTGAATATACTCAAGTTCATTGGGTGATATATAATCTAAACTAACTCTTTTGGATGAAGTTACTGTATTATAAACTGATAAAAAAGGAACTCGTCTTTTTAAAATCAAAGGTTTTGGTACTTTAGAACTTGTTCTCAATACAAAGTCATTATCTACACCTAAACCACAAGCTGCTGAATTAACTTTATTAACATTAACACATCTAATAGTTTGAGATAAAGATTCTGCAATAAGTCCGCTTTTATCATATTGTTGTTTTATAACAACAGCGTTATAAGCAAGAATTTGATGCTTTAGTAAGTCTACAGCTATCAAATCCTCACTTATACCCTGCTTCTTAGCAATAAAATTAGCTAAATCAGATAATAACATTAAGCTCCAGTAGTTGTTGTAATCAATGGAAGAACAGTAGTAGTAGCACAATCTTGACAACCTGCTGATTCACAATCTGTAATTGTAAATGTAATAGTATTAGCTGCTGATGTTCCACAAGAAAGTCTTACTGTAAACTTAGCTGTGTCAGAGTTTACATTGCTATAATTAAGTTTGTAAACAAGTTTTGCCATTTGTTGTTTAGACAAATCTTGATTTAAAGTTACATTAACACCATCTACTTGCAAGCTACCACCAACAGGAAGTTGTGTAATACGATAAGAAAGAAATGTAGAATCTCCACAACTAGGTACTCTATATTGTGGTGTTTCTACATAAACAAATCCATCATTTCTACACAATGTCTTTGATACGTTATGTGAAATAGGAGTACAAGAACAAGTTGTTGTTGTGACATTAAACGTAGTAGTACTTATAGTTACTATTACATTATCATAATCGTTTTGTTCTACTAATGATGCACTAGTTTTCATTTTCAATATTTGTTTTATGTATTAACTTTTTATCAATTAATTTTCCGTTGCCATCTAAAATAAGGTAATAATAAGAAATTTCAAAATCATTTGCAAATTTAGCTACCCTATTACCCACTAAAGGTATGAATTTTTTTACGCTTAGTGATAAATATTCATCTGTATTTCTTAATCCAACAGCAACAGTTGTTGTATAAGAAGTATGTAAATTATTATAAGCTTCTGATATAGTGTTAAAAACTGTATCTGAAACAATTCCAATATTATGATTGAATGATAAATCATCTAATTGAAATGTTGGAGTATTGATATATTTAATTTTCATAAAGCATTAATAATAAAACTACAAGACTTAAAATAAAGTAACCTATAATTAATTTAAAAATTCTTTTTCTTTTTTCTTTACTTGTCTCTTTATTATATGGAACATTTAACGCTTTGTGAAAATGTTTATAATCATGTAATTCAATTAAAGCAAATAAGTGATACCCTAATTTAGTTAAATTTTTCCAAAAATAATTAATACCTAAAGCTTCACTTATGGTTTCATTTCTATCACCAAAAGGATGCATCTTTTTATTAATAACTAACAAATCATTAAATAATTCAGCGCAAATAACATTTCCTATAACATCAATTAAATAAGCTGCATTATTTCCTACTTTTAATATTCCGTTTAAATGTCTTATCACACTATATATAAACCCAATAGGTATTAAAATACTTGCAAGCCAGATTGCCAATATTAATAACATTTTATTATATTTTATCTTCCTAAAGAAGTTTGAAATGCTTGAACAGCAGTATAAAAATTAGATACTTCTGTATCTGTTAATCCTGAACCTATAGAAGCAAAACTACATCCTCTTGTTGTACCTTGAGAACCTCCTCCATTTAAATTTCTAGCACCTAAATAAATAGATGAATTTGAATTACCTACACTATTATCAGTTGTAGTTAATTTATTAGCTCCATTTCTAAAATAAGAATGGCTGGTAGAAACTGTTCTAGTAATCAAATGAAATCCTAAAGAAACACCTCCACTTTTTAAACTTACAGAAGAAGATAAAGTACTGTAATTATCTCCAGTATTAGAAAAGTTAGGAATTAATCCATCTGTATTACTTCCATCATCAACTCCCATTAGAGAAGCAGTGCTTCCGCTAGATGTACTAAAATAAGAAAGATGTTTATTATTTAAGCCTAATGAAGCACTTGGTACTAAAAATGTATTAGCATAAGTAGAACCATTAGGAACAGCTCCTCCAGAAGAATGTGTCCAACCTGTTTGAAAAACTAACCTGAAAGCTGCATTAGTATCTAATGGATTTTTTAAATTAAATTTATGAGATGCTTCTGTTCCACCTACAAAAGGATAAATAGCTAAACATTTAGCCCAAACACCATTACTTTTTAGACTATTTACTAATTGATTAATAGCATTTCTTTGAGTAGTATTTGTGATGTTTGCTGCTGTTATAAAAGCTTGTGCGTCAGTATCATATGTAATGGCAGGACTACCTGCCATTACTAAACTTGGAAAACGAATATACATAATATTTAACTTTCAGTCAATACTCCAACAATGTCAACTCTTGTGTCTGTACTATTATAATACCCTGAAACATAAGTAGTTTTATTAGCTACTGTTGTTGTAGGTAATGTAACCCCAACTCCTCTAAAAATACCATTCCATGTAATTGCTCTAGCAGTTCCATTATCTTTTACTCTTAATATAAAAGGTCTTCCTTGAGAAGGAGTTCCTGTAGGTTCTGCAACAGTAAGTGCTACAGATTGTGCTGTTATAACACTTATATCATTACTACTCCAATTAAAAGTAAATGTAGCAGTTGAAACTGCACTCTGTACTTGAGGAGCAGACCTTTCTAAGTCTCCATACAAATACCAAGTATTAGAAGCTCTTTTAATAAGTGAAAAGTTAGAATACTGACCATTTGTTTTTAATATTCCTCCTCTACTTAATACTGTAACTCCTGAACCTGCTACTACAGTAACTTGTCCTGTACCAAGCTGAACTCCATTTATAATAGTTCCTATTGGAAAGTTTACAGAACTCTCGGGAGGTATGTTTAAGGTATATGCAGACGACCCATTAAGTTCTACAAGTCTATATGGGTCATAATAACCTATTGTATAATCAGCACCTCCCTGTTGATTAAATTGTACATTACGTTCTGTAATAAAATAACCATTAATATTACCTGAGTTAACATTGTAAGCAGTTCCACTTACATTAAATGAATTATCAGTAATAATACAATAATCATAAGATAAAGCTCCAAAACCACCTACTAAAATTCTAAGACCGTTTACACAAGTATTATCCGCATGGTTTCCTGTTATTCTGACATTAAACAATCCATTAACAGCAGCTAATGTACCTGTATCTATACACCATCCTGAAATCTGATTAAATGAGTTTGAAGAAATAGTATTATTTTTACAACCTTGATTTAAAAATATTCCTGCTTTGCAATTTACAAATTTATTATTAACAATTGAACTTATTGCATCTTGACTATCAGAATTAGCATGAGTTATAGCAGCACCTGCTGATGTTCCAGTAATATTTCTAAATTCATTATTTATAATTTTTGTTCTGAGTACACTATTCCATGTAAGATAAATACCATATTCTGTATTACCAATAAAATTACAATTAGTAATTGTTATATCTTCTGCATAAGCTGTATTTATAAAATTTATACCTCTTGCTCCTGAAAAATTACAACCTTGAATAATAACATTTTTAGTATCATATTGACCTGATAAAGTTAGCGGATTTGCGAAAGAGCAGTTGCTAAATCTAGCTCCTTGTAATCCAGCGATGTTAGCCCCATTAGCAAAGTAACAACTATCAATCAATATGTTTGAATTTACTGTAGAACTATAAAAAGATACAGTCTTATTTGCTGTTAAACATCTAATGTTTCTTAATACAGTATTGTCTCCTATACGCGCTAAACGCAAAGCCATATCAGCTTGAGTACTACCTTCAATTCTAATGTTTTCATATAGTATATTACTAGAACCACCAAATGTTATTCCGTAGTTAGAGTTTCTTATATGACCATTTCTCATGGTAGTACCTTCACATAGATTACCAATAGCAATACCACTACTTAAATGATATTGAGAACCATATTGAGCAATTGCTGACATATCATAATAATATGTATAATTGCCACAATTTTCAAATTTAAAGCCATCTAATGTACATTGTACTCCTTCTTCAAAATCAATACCACAAAGAGAAGCATCTTTTCCGTAAAGATTTGTTAAATATACATTTTGAGCTAAACTTTGAGGAGGTTCTCCTCCAACACTATAACAGTGTCTTCCTACTCTTTCAACATGACAGTTTTCTATGGTTATGTGATTAGGAACAATAGATGTATTATCATTAAATCCATTAAACATAATACCATCACCCATTTGCATTCCACCACCAGCAATATCAGTTACAGTACAACCAGAAACTATTATGTTTCTAATTTCTCCATTTCGAGATTCTCCAAAAATACCATAACCTCCAAAATTCACATCATCTATAACAGATGAAGGATTCATTACACCACATTTATAAATATACAAACGTTCAACTGTAATATTTTGTGCATTAGAAATATATACTCCATAAGCACGTTTTATTCCTGTATATTTGTCAGTTGTTTGCCCACCTCCATCTATTGATAAATCAGAAACTGTAACATTACTGGTAACAGAACCTGCTGTATAAATATTAATAACTTTTGTAAAATCTGAATTAGCTTTTAATATTGTAGAAGCACCATCACCAACTAGTTTAACACCTGACCTAAGAGTTAAAGTATCTACTTTATAAGTACCTTTAGGAATATAAACAGAATCTATATTACTTATACAGTATTGTATAGCTGTAGTATCATTAGTAGTTCCATCCCCTTTAGCATTAAACCATCTGACATTTACAGCACCTGTATATCTTCTTTTATATCTTGCTCCACTATTTGTTACAAGAATTGTACCTAGATTATCAGTAGAAGTAGTGTCTGTACTATCTAATACAAACTCTCCTTCTTTATCAACATCTGTTATATATACAATTCTATTAAGCTTTACATCTTGTGCTGTAAAAGCTCTTACTTCACTAACAGTTTTGTTTTCTCCTAATTTCATTTAATTAAGCTGTTATTGGTGGATTTTCTGTATCAATAATATCTTGTAGCTTTTCTGTATCAATAATTAGTTGATAATTGTACAATACACCTCTGAATTGAAATAAATTAAGCATGTAATTTACTTCGTCAACTTTATTTATCAAAAATGAATAATCAGTTAACGCTTCCACTATTCCTGTAGGTACTGGTTGGTAGGCACTTTCATAAACAATTTCTCGCATCTCTTCCATTCGATGTAACTCTACAGAAGCTTCAAGAATCTCTCTATATACAATTTTATATTGAGCAATTTTACAAACAGTATCTCCTAATACAGGAAGTTCCACTTTAGTTTTACCTCTAATATCTTCAATGATAAGAAAATTAGGTTGTGGATTTACTGCATGTTCAGGATTAATTAATAAAGGAATAGCTATATTTCCTGATTGATAAAGTCTTTTGTCCATTTTTTTATATATTAAGAAATTAAATACCAAGTTGTTCCGTTACTATGAAATCTAAATGATTCTAATGTAGCTACAGTAAATGTTTGAGCTGAACTTCCGTCGATATGTCCAGTTACAGTTATATTACCAGTACTTACATTTTTTACAACTAGTTGTTTTTCATTTACAGGAGTAGGTAATGTAGCAACAGTTCCTGCTGTATCAAATACTACAGTTCCATCAGTTGCAGCAACTAATGTTGTACTTGCATTAACAACTCTTATCTTAGTTTGAGTAGAACCTGTTCCCGAAGAACTTTCTAAAGAAGTTTCTAAACTTTGTAAAGCTGCTTTTATTGTGCTATTGTCAGGAATTGTAGTTCCTGTAAAAGTACCGAGTGTTGTAGCATTAGATGCAACTCCTGATAATGTAGTTAAATCAGCAACATCTAATTCTAAATCATCTAAGTTTACAGGTTGTGTAATTGTAATATTAGATAATTTAGTAAAGTCGGCAGGTAACATTAAACCTGCAATTGTTCCTGAAGCTGCTAATATTGTAGCGTCAGTACCAGTGTCAGAAACTACAATTCCATTAGTAGCTGATGTAGTGTATGATAAGTTTGTTACTCCAGATGTAGCTCCTACATCTACAGTAACTACGTTCCCTACTCTTGATGCTGTTATACCAGCTCCAGTAAAGTTAACTTCCGTTACTGTATTTGAAGTACCTAAATTAACACCTTCATCTTTAAACTGAATACCAGCTTGTTTGTTATTCCATGTTGTTGCAGAAGAAATATATGTATCTGCTATAGCTGTTCCTTGCCATATACCAGTAGTAATAGTTCCTAATGTAGTAATAGAAGACTGTCCTACGTAAGATGCAGAAATATCAATTATTGGATTACTGCCTCCAGTTGAGGTAATTCTATTAGTTGTACCACTAACGCTGCTAATACCTCCTGCTGTAGCTGCTGCTAAGTTTCCATTTAACTTCTGAATTGCTTGTAAGATAGTATCTGTAGCTAATATCGTACCAGTAGAACTAGTAAAACCAGTAAGTACCTTGTTAATTACAGCACTATTGCTTAATGTTACTCCTATAGAAGTTGTTCCGCTTCCTGTTGCTTCTCCAGATAGGGTTATATTCTGATTAGCTGTTAAATATACACTGTTATCATAAGTTACAGTAGTTCCTGATACTTTAACGAAACCTGTTCCACTTAATTGAGCTTGTCCTCCTAATCCAGCTAATGATATATTAACGCTTCCTGCTGCTGTAACTAAACCTTTAGCATTTACTGTAAATGTAGCTACTTGTGTACTACTACCGTAACTACCTATATTAGCATTTACAGTAGCTAATGTACCAACTGCTGTAATATTTGTACTTCCATTAAAAACAGGAGAAGTATAAGTCAAATCTCCTGTTATAGAAATAGTTCTTCCTACAGCTAATGTTGCGGCACTTCCTGTAGTATTTTGATTTAAAGTTGGAAAGTCTGATGCTGTAGCAATACTTGGAACTCCTGTACCAGTTGTATTTTTAAGAATACCTGTACCTAACGATGCTAAATTTGTACCATTGATACCTACTACAGTCAATGCAGTTGCTCCTGTAGCATCTCCTGTATGTGTAGCATTACTTGTTACTGTTGTATAACTAAATGTACCAGTTCCATTATTTGTAAGTACTCCTGCTGAATTTGCTAATGAACCAATAGCTGTTAAATTAGCATAAGCTGTTTGCTTAGCGTTCCAAGTAGATGCACTTGAAATATAAGAATCTGATATTGCAGTTCCATTCCATGTACCTGTTGTAACAGTACCAAGTGTTGTAATGCTTGTTTGTCCTACATAAGAAGCTGAAATGTCAAGTATAGGGTTGCTACCACCTGTAGAAGTTATTCGATTTGTAGTACCTGAAACAGAAGATATTCCGCCAGCAGTAGCTGCTGCTAAATTACCGTTAAGTTTTTGTATAGCTTGTAGAATAGTATCTGTTGCAAGTATAGTACCAGTAGCTGATGTAAACCCTGTAAGAACTTTATTGATTACAGCACTGTTACTTAATGTGACAGCAATTGATGTTGCGCCACTTCCACTAGCTTCTCCTAATAATGTTATGTTTTGGTTACTTGTTAAGTAAGAAATATTAGTTGCAGCAGTTACTAAACCTTTAGCATTAACTGTAACAGTATTAAAGTTTCCTATATTTGAGTTAACAGTAGCTAACGTTAATACTGTACTACCTGTTACATCTCCTGTGTGAGTAGCATTGCTTACTTTAGCATTATTTGCAGCTACATCTGTTTCTAATTGGTCTAGGTTAACAGGTTGTGTTACTGAAATAAATCCTAATTTATCAACTTGTGATGGAGAGATTAACCCTGCATTTGTACTACTTCCTAATGGGATTGTAGCATCTGTTCCTGTATCTGATACTACAATACCATTCGTTGAAGAAGCTGTATATGATAAATTAGTTGTGCCACTGCCACCTCCTCCTGAAAAATCTAATGTTAATACATTGCCAGTTCTTGAAGCTGTTACATGGTTTCCTGTAAAATTAACAGTATTTACTGTACCACTAGAATCTAAATTAGCTCCTTCATCTTGAAACTGTATTCCTGATTGTTTACTATTCCAAACTGATGCGCTGCTAATATAAGTATCAGAAATAGATGTGCCATTCCAAACACCTGTAGTGACTGTACCTAAAGTATTAATGCTACTTTGACCTACATAATTGCTGCTTATATCTAATATAGGATTGCTTCCTCCAGTAGATGTAATTCTATTTGGAGTTCCTGTAACACTACTTATTCCCCCTGCTGTTGCAGAAGCTAAGTTACCATCTAATTTTTGTATTGCTTGAAGTATACTATCAGTAGCTGAAATTGTACCTGTAGCAGAAGTAAACCCTGTTAATACTTTATTTATTACAGCATTATTGTCTAAGGTAATACTTATATTAGTTGTGCCACTACCTATAGCTTGTCCACTTAAAGTAATATTTTGATTTCCTGTAATATAGCTATTAGTATCAACTGTCCATGTTCCACTACCGTTTGTCTTTAAAAATCCACTAGCACCTGTTAATGAAGCTATAGTTGTTAAATTAGAATTAAGAGGTTGACCTCCTAAACCAGCTAAGGTGTAATTTGGAATATTTAAAGTATTATTTGATAATGTAGCAACTCCTGAATTACCACTGGTAGTTAACGCTGATATTCTATTGTTATAAGCATTAGTCCAATTAGATTGATTTGCATTAGTAGGCAACGAATAACCTGTTGCAAATGACAATCCGATAATACCACTTGTTGTAATAGGACTACCCGATACAGCAAATCCAACAGGAACGTCTAGTGCTACAGAACTTACTGTACCTCCACCTCCTGCTGAAATAGTTACATCACCTGAACCTAACAGACTTTGTCCATTAATTGTCTTTATATTAGTTCCACTTACTAAAGTGTTCTGTTTTAAATTTAAAGCAGTTTGTGTAGCTGTAGATATAGGTTTTAATAAATCTGTTGTATTATCAACATTATTTAAACCAACATCTGTTTTATCGAGTATTACAGCTCCTGTTTTTCCAGCTACAGAAATCACTGAACCTTGCCCATTAGTAAGATTAGCGAATATCTTTACATCATTTCCGTAACTTGCAGCCTGTAAATCTCCTATAAAATCAAGACTTTTAAAATTAATAGGTGTAATATCAATCCCATCATTCTTAATCTTTAATGATGAAGGAGTAGAACATGAACTATTAACTTTAGCTTCTAAAGATTTAATTAAATCTTTTAAACAACAGACATCTGTCTGTAGTTGATGTATTTGGTTAGAATTGTTTAACATCTGCAACCACAGTTATTTAAAGGTATAGAAGAATTACAGTTACCCATAGATTGTTCACTACCATATGTAGGTGAACAACTATTAATATCTTTATAAATATAACTACTACCTACTTGTTTAAAAAACTGCCAAATAGGAGTAGCATCTTGATTGTTACAAGGATTACAACCACAAGGTAAAGTTGTATTAGCTGTACCTGTAATAGTAATAACAGCTTCTGCAACTAGTATCCCATTGCAATACATTTGCTTAATAAAATAACCTAAAGCTCCTATTACATCAAAAGATGCTATATTATCTACTAGAGTTATGTTACTTAATCCTACAATAGAATTTGATTTAACAGCATAACTTGTAAAACTTCCTGAACAAGGAGTATCACCTGTTGATAAATTCAACGATTGTCTAGTTGCAATAGGAAACGTAGCTGTTTGGTTAGTTGCAATTGGTTGAGGTACAGTAGTTGTTGTTACACTCATTTTATATTTATTTTAATATCATTATACAAGATTTGAAATACAGTTTATAGCTACTACTTGACTCATTGTTCCATTAGAATTGCTATTAATGTTAGTAGCTGTTTTCCAAGCTTCTACAACATTAGTAGGATTGTGAGGAGCTGTTAAAATATCAGCATCATAATAATTTAATGTAACAGCGGGTGTTATAGGAGTAGGTGTTTGATTTGTACAATATAATGTTTTAGTTCTTAAAACATCTTCTTTATAAGTTCTTGTAACACCATCATCACTTAATACATTTCTTAACCATGCATTAGAATCATTTTGTAATGCTACTATAGTATATTTAGCACCAGTATCAAAAGTAAGTTTAGCTGTTCTTGATTGACCTGTTGCTGAATCTACAGGGTCGTTATCTTGTTCTTGTCCTCTTGGTTTATTACCAAATGTACCAAGAAGCAACATGTTTCTTAATTGTACATCACCTAAGAAGCTATTTGTATGATTAGGACTTGTTCCTGATGTTGTAGAAGAGAAATAACAATCAAACATTTCATACATATATCTAAATGCAGCAACCCCCCAAGTTCTACCTTGACCACTACTAAAGTTTTCTGTTAAATAAGCAAATGTATTAAGTCCTGTTGCTGTAGCTAAACTATTTACTTGCAATGAAGGATTTTTAACTGTATTTACAAATTGTTGATAAAACTCTCTATGAGTTTTAAGTTTAAATCTGTACCAATCTCTTTGACCTTCTCCTTCATTATATGTCATATCATAAGTATTATCAGCAGTCTTTGGCATATTACTTCTGTTAATTTCATTAAAACTACCAAAATTACTTCCCCAAGCTGAATTTAAACTTGATATACTACCATATTTACTTTGTAAAAAAGTTCTATATACTGCAATATTACTATCATTATAACCTATATCAGTCATTATACCATCATACTGAACATTAAATCCAGTTTCTGTTAGACCTCCGTCAATTAACATTATACCTTCTACCACTCCTTTAAGCGGATGGTTATGAATATAATCACAAACTCGTGCTACATACTCAAAAAATCTATTTCTTATAAAAGTATCGTGATAAGCAAAACATGCAGCAGCTCCTAAGTTTGCATTATAATTAGCTTTATTGCCATATCTATCTAAATCATAAGAAGATTCAGGAAAATACGATGTAGTACTTGGTGATAAAGATTGTGTTACAAAAGAGTTTCCTACTTTATTATGAATTGTCCAAAGATTAATAGCATTAGGAGTAGCCATTACAGCTCTAAAATTTAAAATTAATTTAACTCCATCATTATTAAACTTATTTAATAACCAATCTAATTCATCAAAATTATAAACACCTTGTGTTCTTTCAATCATTCCCCAATAAAAATCTAAATAAGAAAAGCATTGTACTCCATGATTAATAGCATCATACCACAAAGTTGTACTGTTAATATCAGCACCATTCCAAACTACTTTTCTTTCAGAAAAAGGTCTTATTGCAGGGTTTAATTGTCCAGAAGCAACAGTTGTTGTAATAGTTGTTGTTGTAGTTGCGGGTAAAGTAGTTGTTTCACCATCTGCTAAATAAGCTACATAAGCTCTATTACCTTTTGTTGTACCTGTATATTCAGTTGCTCCTATATTAAATTTAAATGTAGTAGGTGCATAAGCATCTGCAAAAACATCCCAAAATATAATAACTCTTTCATTTGTACTAGGTTTTCTCCAAACTAACAAAAGAGGTTGTGAATGTTCCCAAGCTAAAGCTGCTTGTCCAGTATGATTTTCAAATACAGAAGTATTAAAATTAGTTTGCAGAACTCCGTTTATAGTTCTTTTATATTGAAATTGATAAACTTCTTGTACTTGTGTACCATTTAAAACATCTTTGATTCCGCTAGCTGCATATCTATAAACACCTTTAATAAACGCTGTTAAAGTTCTGTTTTCAGTACCTATATAATCACCTAAATCACTAGGACATGGTAAACTAGATTCATTTCCTTGATAATTACCTGTCTTAAAAGAGCCTCCTATACAAGAAGTACTACTTCCATTTATGCTACTATATCGTATTTGAGCATATGGATTATAACTACTTCCATGTAACCAGTATTCAGCATGAATAACGTTTGGATATGTCATTTGTACCAAAATACTATCTTCTATAATATTAGAAGGATAAGTAAGCCTATTATCATTTACAGTAACTTTACCACTTAAATTTTGAGGATAAGCTGATGTTTTACTATTGGGTTTAAATTTAGTATAAATATTACTTCTTCGTCCTGGATTACTTACAGGTTTATCTTCTAAAGGCCAATAGTAAGCTACTGTTTTAGTATTAGGTGTAAGTTTAGCTTTAAGAGAAAGTCCGTCAATACTTTTAAGTACTGTATTTTCAACACCTCTCCATTTAGTATTATCTAAAATTCCTGTAGAATTAGCACCTGCATTATATGTAATAGCAGTATAACCTAAACCTACTTGATTAATAGTTGAACTTATAATGTTACTTACGCCTGTTGTATTTCTATGTACAGCTAAAATTTTTGCTGAACTATTAGTAGAACTATTATTATTAGCAAATCCATCATTGTTAGCTCCATTTAAATCATAATTTTCACCATTAAATGTAAATTTAAATTCATTTGTAATCCAATCATAAAAATACTTTCCATGCACACTTTCAACTCGTTGTGCAATAGCTACCATTGTTGCTTTAAAATTAGAATGTGCATAATCCCACATCCAACTTTGATTAGTTGGGTCGGCTGGTTCAAAATCCACAATGATAAATTTAGCATTAACAGGAGCTTGTCCTACAATATAAGTATCTACTAAATTATTCAATTCGTTAGTTGTAAATGTTTGTACCCCATTAGGATTATTCTTACCGAGAGCTGACATCCAACTTACAACTGCACCAGCATAATAAGTATGAAAAAAACCATTACCAAAATTACCATTAACTTTATTTTTGTTAAAAACAGATTCATCTTCTAAGTTGCTACCACTACCATAAGTTTTAGGAGCAACAGAAAAAGCAGGTAAATCATTAAATATACTTAAATCTGTAGGAACTACATTAGTCCATAAAGATTGAGGAGCTTGTAATATTTGAGTAAGTGTAGGCATTATGCAATAGGTGTAGTTGTTTCAATATAAGCTGTATAACTAGCAATTTTACAAGATAGTGGACTAGTACTATCATAATACATTCTCCATCCAATGTCATTAGGGTCATTTACATTTGTAATAGATGCATCATAACCATATTTAATTATATGAAATTCTTCATTTCCAGGTATTGGTGTAGATGATAAGGTTCTTGCATCTGTAAAATTAGAAGCTCCATTTATTTTATAATAAACTTTTAAACCTTGATTGTTTCCTGTATCAGTAATTATAAAAGTACCATTGTTATTTGGAGTTACTGATAATTGAAAGAAATTATCATCATTAGTGTCAGCTTCATATAATAAAACTTTTAATGCTCCTTCTACAGGAGGACTTGTAGTAGGAACATCAGTTGTAGTTACTGTAGTAGAAGTGCTTGTAGAAGTACTTGTTGTTGTAGAAGTACTTGTAGTTACAGGTTCGCAATTTACAGCTATATTTAAAAAATCTTTGTAATAACCAACAAGAGAATCTTTATACACTCTTATTTTTGGTATTATATAATTTCCATTAGGTAAATCAAAACTTACAATAAACTTGCCGTTTACATCAGGTATAGTAGTGCTATTTCGACATTGATTTTGATTATAACCAGTTAATTCAACATCTCCACTAGTTAAAAACTTAATACAATAAATACCAGCACTATCTACTTCTACAGGTTGTAAATTCATTTCTTTTTTTTGTTTAAGAGACTGTTGCCATATTTACATCTACAGATTTTGTACATCCTACAGGTTCAGATAAGAATTGAATAGTAAGAACTTTGTTACTTATATCAATACCTCCCATGTTTTTAAGCAAACTAAATACTCCATTAGGAGAACCTTGCACTGATACTAATAACATATTTTCTGTAAATATTGTAATAGTATAATTAGGTTGAGAATTACTTATTGGAATATTAAAATCATAAGATAAACCACTACTAGCTAAAGTTACAATTGGTGTATTTAATGTAAATAAACAAGGTGTAACTGTAGTTGTATTTACAGCAAATGCTTCTGTATCAAAACAAGCTACTCCTTTACTTAACTTAAATGCATAATTACCATTAACTAAAGGTACGTGGTCAAATTCAGTTGTATTAATACCACTAACTACATTTACTGCACCTGCTTGAACAGATGTTGTTCCTTCTATAATTTCCCAATCAATATTAGCAACTCCAGTAACTGTATAAACTACTCTAGTTTTAGTAGGTGATAAATTAGTTACTGATGTTATAGCTACTGTACAACATATACTATCAGTTATTGTTACTGATGTTTCTTTAAATAAAGTTGCACAATTTGAAGGTGTAATTTTAACTGTATATGTACCATTACATAGTGGAGTCAGTAAATTTAAATAAAATGTATTTCCTGTCCAGCTTGTTACATTTCCAGCTTCTAATATAGTACCTGATTGTAAAACTTGCCAACTCCAACTAGAAACATTAGTTCCAACATAATCAATCTTTATTTGATTAGGTAATATTTGAGATGCTGTTACTGATGTCAAATTACAAGTAACATCAACTGTTGTTGACGTTGTTGAAGTTGTTGACGTTGATGATGTTGTAGTTGTAGTCGTACTTGTGCTAGATGTAGTACTTTGATTGCAAATTATATTTAATAAATTGCAATTTAGTATATTATTACACAAAATACTTAACTGAATTAACCGTGTGCAACCCATATAATTAATTTCTATAATATTATCACCTACCATGCTATAAGGTAAGTTAAAATAAACTGACCCATTAACAACAGTTAAGTTATTTCTAGTAATACTAGTTTCAGTGTTTACAATCAATGCATTTACTGTTCCGCTAGTTATTGTTGTATTTACTTCTATTGTTATATAAGATGGATTGCTACAATCAAAATCAGCACTATTGATATTGAAATTACAATTTGCAGTAGTTGTTGCATTACTTGTGGTTGTTACTGTTGTTGTAAAATTACTTGTAGTTGTAGTAAAATTAACTGTAGTAGTAACAGGAAAATCTGTAGGACACAACAAAGGGTTTAATGTAGGAGGGATGTAATCAACATCACCTTCTACATTACACTTTTTAATTTCATTGCCAAAACAATCTAATACAGGAATAGAGTTACCATACTCATCGGTAATCCCTTTATATACCTTTCTTAGATGTGTATATATAACTCTACCAGTATTCATTATTCAGATTGATTTGATTGGTTATCAGGAATTTCAACACTTGCAATCAGTTTTGCTAGTGTATCAATAGCTGTTTGTACTAAAACAGCATCCTTGCGAACTAAAGCTGTTTGAGCAGCAATGTTGTCTAAGATTTGCAATGCTTCTAAGTTTGTCATAGTTAGTTAGTTTATTTAAGTTAATTCACAAATAGGTTGAGTACCCTCCCATTCTTCTTCATATTGTTCACAACAATAATTAGCTCCAGCCCAAACTTCTTCAAAAAAATGATAAGGTGATACAGGAACTTCTACTTCTAAAGGATTATTGTCTTCTATTGTATCTTCACATATAGACTTTACTAATTCTGTATAAGCAGCAAAATCACTATAAACAAGCCAGTCATGAATTTGATATAGTGATTCTAAGATAAATATTTTGCATTGTATTTCTTTATCTTTTATTAAATATTTTTTTAAGCTTATATCTTTCTCATATAAACTTAATAAGTATTGTTGTAGTTGCAAGTTAACATTTTCCAGTACCATATCTATTAAGTAATTCTTTAACTATGGCTTTTTTATTATCTAACGTTATGTTATTGCTTTTGCCCATTAGAGAAATCTGAATAAGAGATTTGCTCAAATCAGAATACTCACAACCACAATTCTTACAAACACTTAATTTTAAAACTCTTTTTGTAACTTCTTTTTTTGTATTACATAAATAAGCTACATAATCAGTAGCTTTTTTACCTTTGTAATATAATGAAGAAGTTGCTTTAACAGGTTGTTTTAAAAATAACGTGTGTGTACTACTCTTAGATTTATCTATTTCATACACATCATCAATGTAGATATAATCAAAACCAATAAAGCTGTTATATATGTTAGGTGCTGCAACAATGTTTGAACCTACTTCATATATAACAGCTTCTACTGATTTAAATAAATAATAATCTACTTTGACAAGACCATCATCTTTAACATCAACTGATAACTTGGTATTAAGATTTGGATTTAAAAAATCAATCAATCTAGGATTAGTAGATTGATTGATTTCTTTTTTAAATTGAATATCATCTATTTTAATAATAGCTTTTTGATAATCAAATTCTGTACTGTTATCCCAAATATCAAGTTGTTGTGTTTCACAATTATCTTCACATTTGAAATTAATCATTAGGCAGATGTAGTAATAAGATGTGTTTTACCAGTAATACCTTCTACAGTTTGTACATAATAACTCATATCAGTACCTTGTGGTACAGCAATCATATACTCTTGATAAACATTAAAAACAGAACCGTTATCTTCATTAGGTTGATTTTCATTAGTCCACTTCATGTAGTACAAGTCCCATTTAGTAGCAGGATTAATAGGAAAATCATCATTAGGAAGTTTAAACATTCTATCAGTCATATAACCTCTACCTGTCCAAACACCCCAAGCTTTTTGCATAGATAGTACATGTTGATAAGTACCTGAACCAGTATCTCCTGCATTAAGAGTAGTAACAACTGCTTCACATGTAATACATGGATTACAAGTATCTGCTTCATCGCGAATCATAACCAAAGATACATCAAGTACTTGACCTACTTTAGCTACAATTTGAATACCAGTTGATGTTGGAACAACACTATCAATAAATCCATCAGCAATAGTAGTTGTAAGTTCATTTGCAAGAGCTGTATAAAGAGCTGTTGCATTTGCAAATTTACCTGTTACACTAAATGATTTTGTGTAATAAGCTAGTCCATGAAAACCTTCATAAGCAGCCCTTGTACTAATCTTTAGGATAAATTCATCATAAGGTGAAGTACCCAAACAGTTAATAGAAGCTACTTTAACTTGTTTAACAGCATCACGATAAGGAAATTTACGAAGTTCAAAATTACGATTACGAGGACTTTGAACATGGCGACTTAACCAAGCTCCTCCACTAACTTTACCAAGACCTAGATAAAGAGCATCTACTTTACTAGTAGAAGAAGCATTGATAGTTTGCATATTAACACTATCCAAACCATAAATTCCTAATTCATTTGGAGATAAAGTTTCAATAGCTTTATTTGTACTAACGCTATTTACTAGAAACAATTGTGCGTTCATTTTATTTTATATTTTCAGATTTGAGATTAATTACTTTTTGTTGAGAATCGTCAGCTATAATAGATAATTTTAAAACTACTTGTTGAATAAAAAATCGTTGTATGTTATCAGGAAAATTAAGTGTAGTTCCTTGGCAATAATTTATTTCATCTTCATTTCTAAATTGCCCTGTATAAGTTAAACAAAATTTAGAAACAGGTAGTTTAGATTTAATTTTTACTTCATCACCTTCTATTGTAAAAATAGGTCTGATACTTGGATTATAAGTATCAAATATGTTATAATCAACATAACTTGAAGGTTGATATTTACTAGCTAACTTATCTACAGAACCATAAACTTCTGAAACATTACCTCCAGTAAATACTTCGCATGGTTTATACCAAGTTGAATTATACAAAACATCTTCGCTAGCTCTATAAATAGAACCTTCTTCAATTTTACTAACAGGTGTCTTACATGATTTATCATAAACTAATGAATTACCTCTAATTAAAGAACTGTAATCATCAGGTAAATCACTGACATATACACCATTTACTTCCGTAGAAGTAGTACAATAATTTCTTGTTAAAGACCTTATTATACTATCTTCTACTTCAGTTCTATCATTTGCCTTCTTACTATTAATTCTATTAAGTACAGTATAAACTTCTTGGTTAATAATAGCATCAAGTTCTTCAAGCTCATAGTCTCTTATACTATAAGAACCTAAAGTTAACTCATTAAGTATATTAAAGTGTATTTCCTGTACGGTTAACATTAGTAGCTTTGTAATTAAGAATAATAGCTTGCATCTTAGCAATATCTCCACTATTAGCAGGATTCTTTAACCAAATTATCATTTGTTCATCATCATTTGCTAAAAGCTGTGATTTAAAGAAGTAAGCGTTTCCTTGTTGCTGAACTGCTCCACTATGAACAAGTTCTGTTAAGAACGCCTTTTGAGCTAGTTCAAAACCTTCACTTGTTGCTTCTGCAATAGCTTTAGGATTCTTTTTAGACAACTCAATAATACCATCTTCAAGTTGAATGCGAGTATAGCCGCTAATTTCAATAGGACTTACTTCTTTATTATAAACTTGAAGAATGAATTTAAGTTGGTCATCATTATCTTTAGCAGATAATAATTTAGCAGTACGTTGATAATTCTTTTTCTCATTCTCAATAGATGCAATTTCTTCTGCTTTTTGTTTTGTAACATCTAAACAGAAAAACTTGTATTGAGATTTGTATTTGTAACTATCAACATCTTTACCAACTTCACCATCCTGACTCATAAGATTAAGTGCAATATAAGCATTGATGTCGTTTGGATGAATAATACCATTTTCATCTTGTCTATATCCACCATCTAAAATCATTCCTCCATCTACTTTAGAACCTTTCATTTCTCCTAATGGGATTTTAATTTCCCATTCAGCTAAAAAGTCTTCAACTCGCTCTGTCCAATTAGGATTGTTAAAGTCTACTCCTACTAATTTAGCAAACGCAGGAACTTTAGTTTCTGTTTCAAGAGGTATAGGTCTGTTAATTCCAAATTCTCCGTATCCTATAGTATAGGGTACTTGCTTATTGTCAAACTCTTCAACAAACTTTTTTGGTAAATAAGCATTGTTAAAACAAGCGAATGCAATAGCTTTTCTTTCTACGGTTTGTGCAGTCATATAATTTAATTAAGATAGTTTACATCTAACATAACCAAGACCTAGTGGTTGGTTTACGTGTACTCCTTGTGAACACATCATCTCCAATGATGAAGCATCAATATCAGTGCTAATATCACCACCTTGACGACCTTCAATCTTAGCCATACCTCTTACAGTACCTTCAATGTATTCACGACCTTCTTCATAAAGAAACTCAATATTTGGTGCTGTTTTACCTTCACCCATTGAAATTTCAGCAAAGTTCAAAATAATACCTTCGTAAGAAGTAATAGGACGATTTGTAACAGGGTGACGAGGAGCAGATTGAGCTACAGCACTATTTTCAAAGAATGGGTGATGTGTAAAGCGATAAACAGCTCCTGAACGGTGTTTGTATTGAGTAAAGTAACCACCATAAGTAAGACCACCTTCTCCATTCTTTTGAATAAACAAATCAGAATTAAGCATTGGTACAAGAGTATTCATATTACGCTTCATAGCATAATCAAATTCTTGGAACAAACCATAACCTCCCATAATATCAACAACCTTAGTCTTAGTCAAATCTGTATCAAGATTCATACTAATATCAAGTGTATCTGTAAGGAAAGTATCAAGTTTCTTTTCTGTCATACGTGTATATGAAAGAACGTGTGTATCAGGAATTTGATTGATAATACCGTGACCTGAAACTACAGGTTTGTTACTGTCAGCATCAAAGTTTTGTACAAAACCATCTTCTCCACGATTTGATTTAGAAAGTAGAATATCAGTTTCTTTCTTTTCGTTAAACGCAAGTTCTGTCAAATACTTTTCCCACTCAACAAAACTCTTAATAGACTTACCATCAACATTGATAGTAAAGTTAAGTACTTTGTTAGCAATGTTACCAGCTACTTTAATAGATTGACGAATCAAAGATAGTTGATTTTGTACACGTGAAGGGCCATAACTACGATGTTCAGTTCCTCGTGAGTGTTCTTGAGAAACTTTAACAACTCCTTCTGCCCATACTTGATTAGCACGAAGATAACTTGAACGAACAAAATCAGTTACTTTACCAAAAACAACACATTGGTATTTCCAACCAGCACCTTCTTTAACTCCACCATCTTTGAGTTGTACTTGAACATTACCCATAATACCACCAGCCATGATAATTTGATTTTTCATGAAATGACGGTCTTTAAAAATAATATAAAAAGGATTGTAATTTAAACCTACTGTATCAGTACCATATTGAATAGTACGAGCAATTACAGATACTTTCTTTGGTTTACCAAAAATCATATTATAAACTTGCCCATCATAAGATGTTACAGCACGTTTTCTTCCCATACCTTGCGTTTGCATAAGAATAGGAAAGTTTTTGCTACCAAATTGAGCATCATTACCAAAAGCATAAACTGCTTGACTGTTTAAAAGTTCTTTAATGGCAGGGTCAATACCACTAGATTGACGAATAGCATCAAGTCTTTGAATACCTGCATATTCATTATCGTTGTAGATTCCTTCACCTAGAACTATGTCGGATTTAAAAGGATACATGTTATTATATTATGGTTTTATAAGTGGCAATAAATCTTCTAATTTACCTTGTTTTTCTTGAATAGATGATTGTTTATTTAAAATAGAGTGTATAGGTTTGTTATTACCTACAGGTCTTGCATTAACAGGTTTATATTCAATTGGTAGATTATTTGCTAAACAATAAGCAAAGTAATTCATTAAAGTATGTTGAGTTCCGTTAAAATTATTTACAGTTTCTTGCAAAGGTATTTGCCCATTAGCATCAATCGTGAGTTGCTTTTCAACTTCTCTCAACACATTATTATCTAAACGAACTCCATTAAAATTGTTTGTTTTTAAAGCATTTTCAATTTCTTGCTGAAATTGCATAGCAGCTCTATTGTTAGCTTCTATTTCAGCAGAAATACGATTTCTAGCTTCTTGTACTTCAGCTTCTCTAATTTCAGCTAATCTATTTAAACCTTGATATGCAAAATCAAAAAGAGTACCATTATCTTTTCTTTTTTCAATCAATGATTCAATATCAACTTCATCTAAACCTTGTAAATCGTAAATATGTTTTGCCAAAGCTTCTTGTCCTTCAATATCATCTTCCATTACTACAATTTTAGCATATTCATTGTCAAGACTTTGAATTTGTTTAAATGTTTCGTAATTACCTCCGTTTTCAAGATGTTCTTTGTATTCAAGTAATTCTTGATTTTCAAAAGACCTGTATTGTTCTTGAATACTGTTAAGCTTATATTGAGCTAATTCAACTATAGCATCAATACCTGATTTGCTAGGTTTAAAATCGTCTATTTCTAAATTAGCAGCTACATAATTAATAAGGTCTTCTTCTGATTCAAAACCGTTATCTCCAACAGAAGTTTCTGTTGCTGTAGGTTGAGGTTCTGCTATTTGATTATTTTCAAAAGAAGCAGCATTATCATTTGTTTCTGCATTAACTGATGTTAACAGTGGTTCTACTTTTGTGATTTTTTCTAATCCTTCTAGTAACTCATTCATATTTCAAATATTTAAGTTTGTAACTACATTTCCAAATTTATACAACAATAAATTAAAATTATTTTTTAAGCTAATTTTATTTACTTACCTTTATTTTCTTTAGCTACTTTTAATGATTGTTCAGCTACAAATCTTTTAGTATCATTATTAGCTTTTGCTATTTCTTTTTTAGTCTTAATATCTTCTTTCTTAATCATGTTATTTTGAAGTTCTGTTATTTGAGCCATTCTTATCTTTTCTAACTCTAAAACAGCATTATCATCATCATTGCCAATACTCATAGATTGCAAAGTAGCAATTGTTTTATTAATCGCAACTTCTGCATTTGTATCTATTTTATATTTTTCAATATCTCTATCAGCTTGTTTATCTTGCATTTGCATTTCTTGAAGCTTAATTTGATTATCTCTATCAGCTTGAGCTTGCATTTCTTGTTGCTTTTGCATTTCAATTTCTTTGTCTTCAATCTCTTTTATAATACTAGCATAATTAGAAGATTGTGAAATTAATTTTCCATAAACAGAAGGTTTCATTCCATTTTGAATAAACTCATTTGCAAGATTTTTAAGTCTATCTAATACTTCTTTTGTCTTAGCACTATTGCGAACAAATATACCATAAGACAAGTGTTGATAATTATCAGGAATCTGTAGTCTTTCAATGTCAGTATTATCTCTCACATAAGTAAGATTCTTACCTGTTCTAAAAGCATATCTACTTAAATCTAATAATCTCTGCAAATCACAAGCTTGATACCTTTCAAATTCATCATAATATAAATCAATAATAGCTGTAGATTGTTCTAAACCCTGTTGAACATTTCTAACAGAATCTCTTTGACCTATATCACCATTAACAAATCTATTAAATCCAAATAAGTCTTCTGCTTCTGCTTTAATGCTACGAGCGTAATCCATTAAAAACCCAATATAATTACCTAAGCTTAAATCTATTTGTTTTAACATTTGTACAGCAGTAGCAGCAGTTTCACTAGTATCATCTACAAAAAGCATTTGAGTAGTATCAGCAAAATACATAGCTTCTGCCAATGGATGATTCCTACCTCTCTCCATTTCTTTTTGTAAAAACTGCAAGTCTTTATCTTCATCTTCACCAAATGTATGTTCAAATTTATCTTTAGAAGAATCAATAGGCATAGAACCTCTAATCAAACTTAAAGGTATTGTGGCTATTTTATCTTTGTTTTTATTTATTGTATATTGAATTTTAAATTTAACAACATCATAAGCTTCTTGATACTGTACTATTTTTTCAGGAATACTAATTTGTTGAACTAAATCATCCATAAAAGTAATTCCACAATAACTGTTTTTTGCTTTAAATGGATTATTAAAATCATATCGAGGAAATTCTAAACAATCACCTCCAATAAAATACTTGTTAGCTACTACATAACCTTCTCTAACTTCTTCTTTCCACTCACTGTATATAATATCATTACCTTGATAATCTTCATCTACTTCAATAAAAGAATCCCCATTAGGAATAAAGTGTACAAGTCTAAAACTAGTCCATTGAATATGATTTACATTTATATACTTTGTATTACTAATAGCAGTATCATTTCTTGTAATTCCATACCTGTTATACATATACTGCGATAGATAATTAGTAACTCTATCATCATAAAAATCAGAATTACTTGTAGTTCTATTAGTATTATATCTTTCAAGATATTCAAAGAAATCAGGATATTCACTCAAATCTTCTCCTTGAAATATATCAATAACTTCTTCGTAAGTAAAATTATATCTAGCTCTAACTACGTTAGCATCTTCTAACAACCTATTATTTTTACTGCCATATGAATCAATAATCATAGGATGTACTGAATATCTTATGATATTATCATACCTTACATCTGCATAACTACTACATCTGTTACTGCATATAAAATGATAAAATTCTCTCACATATTGAGAGTAAATATCTTCTTTTGATAGTATATAATCTAATACTTTTTGTCCAGATATAGTTTCAATATCTTTTAAAGTACTGACTTTTTGCTTAATAACATCAGGACTAATTTCTTCAACAGGTTCTTGTTCTTGTAGCTGACCTGTTTGAATTAACATATTAACAAACTTCCTTTGTAAACTTTCTTCTATTAATGCTTTTTCAGCTTGTTGTTTCATACTATCAAAATTACTATTTTGAGTATAAACAACAGGTTCAAATGGTCTTTTCTTAAATTCTCTTAATGCTCTTAAAAACAAAGGACTTACAATATCATATCTACGAAGTTTTTCAGGGTACTTTTTATACTGTTCACCTATTAAATGATAAGGATTTTGAATGTGACTATAATCAGTTACATCCATAATACCAGCAGCTATTTTAAATAATCTTTCAATAGCTTTGTTGTAAGAAAGTGAATTATTACTATACGCAAATGTATTGTAATATTTTAAGTTATTAACTTTCCACTCTCTATCCTTTTTATTCTTAGGTATTTTCTGTAAAGGTAATGTGCCGTTCATTAGTATAATCTTAGGTTTTCTAAACTATTGTGTTCTCGTCTTCTTCTTTTAGTTTCTTGATATTCTTCTTCTTTGATATGATACATACCAATTAACCAACTAGAAATTCTATCAGCGTTTACTCCATACTTATAATATTTAATTTCTTTAAGTAGTCCTCTATCATAAATCATATCGATATTATAAATAATCTGACCATCTTCATTTATACCTCTTGGAGTAGTTAACCATTCATCTAAATACTTCAAACCTTGTCGTTTTCTAGGTTCTGTCATGTGCATACCAAAACTTCTTTTCATAGATGCTTTAGTAGCTAATTTTTCATCAAAACCTAAATCAAACTGTTCACTTAAATACAAAGTAAGCTTTCTACCTTTAGTATCTCTATTCTTTTTTGCATAACTTACTAAATCTCCTACTTGGTCATTTTCTAAACTAATCTTAGCATTGTAAAATTCAGCAAGTAAAAATACATTTTTAGCAAATTCTGTAGAACCATTAAATCCCTCAGGTCTACTTACATACCAAGCAGGACTTATACCTCCTTTAAATCTAGTATATCTATTAGGTTGTTCATATACATAAGCAGCTCCTACTGAACCTGATTGAGATTCATCTTGCGTATAAGCATCTACATAAAGAATATACAAATCGTCAGGTACTGTATTGCGAACTTTAAAAGGTTGTTGAAATATAGCAATACAACCTTTTTTACTCTTACCATCAGATTTTACAGGATATTGCTCAAAAGGTAAAACATTGTCAGGTAGAAATATAATTTCTTTTGTATTAGTTTCTAAAGTACCATAAGTACAAACTGCTCTATCTATATTTGTTTTTTCAAGATATTCCAACCTTTGTTTAGCCTTAGCTGATGGTAATAAATTATCAGCTAATGTTCTAAAAGCATCTGATGGTTTTCTAGGAAATTCAGCTTTATGCTGGTCTAACCTTGTAATATTATCACTTTTATTTAACTCTTCTTCTATTTTGTCAAATTTCTTTTTAGCTAACTCCTTGTCACTATTTCCATTTTCATCTTTATCTGTAATGTTAGTATAACAAGGAGTAAAGAATGTAATAGGTTTTTGAAATTCATCATATATATTTTCACATTGAATTACTCTATAATCTTGTGGATTATTAGTAACTTCTTCCATAAAAGCAAAATGACCTCCTTCATCACCTCCTGTACCAAAAGCTCTTCTTTGTCCATATATAACACCATATTCATTTACAGAAGCTTCACTTACTTCCCATACTCTTGCTAATGAAGGAAATGAACCTGCTTCTTCAAATATAATATTACCTCTTTTACCACGAGCTTTGTCTGCACTACCATCTATTGTAACACCTGCAACGGTAGTGTTAAAGCCTTGTGTTACATTTGCTCCATTAATGATTTGTTTTAATCCTGTGCTATATTCAAAGTTACTTAAACTTTCTTTATAAAAATGTTTGCTTAACCACCAACATTTACTTTGAATAAAACTTCTTATCTTATTAAACTTATCAAAAATACCATCTTTCAAAAGGTATTCTTGAGTTTCAGCCATAATAAAAGTATTACTGTCAGGAATTAAAAATTGATTATAATTAGCATAAGAGCCACCTTTCCAACTTGCTCCTACACCTCTAGGTTTAAGATAAAAAATATCTAATCCTCCACTAAAGTTTTCAGGAGTTGTAATGAGTTGTAAACTACATGGTTTGCATATTCTATTATATTCTTCTAATTCATATCCTTCTTTTAATCCGTGTCTTGCTATATCACAAGCCCAAAAGTATCTCCAATCTTCATCCCAAAAATCAGGAAATGCAAATTTTCTACTACCTACTTTTCTAGCATTAGTTGTGTTATTCTTATGTATTCCAGGTTGATTAACTACAGTTCTTTCAATATTAACAGCATTGAGATAAAAGAAATGTTCTCCTGTAATAATAGTATCACCATGACTATCTCCATTTACAAATTTTGTAATAGTTTCCTTTGCAAAATCTTGCATGTAATAAGGTAAAGCATCAAAGGGAACAGGTACTTTTAATTTGCTATTGGCAGGGTTTAATTCATTATAAATTTCTTGATATTCATTTGCATAAGGGTAATATCCATGCTTATCATAATATAAAGCAAGTTCTCTAAAATAATTAATTCCTGTAAACATTTATCTATTTCTTTGATAAAAACTTCTGTCAGTTTCTATAGTACTTAATTCTTTACCTTGCTTTCGCTTAGCTTGATTTAAGTCAATTCTAAGCTTTTTAACTTTTTCAAAAGCACTACCTAAATCATTGATAAAACCTAACATGATTCTAAAATCATTTTTAAGATTATCAATTAAAATCTTTCTTTCACTAAGCTGTTCTGTTGTTAATTCATTTACTTCTTTTTGAAGAAATTCTAATACTTTTTTGTTATTAGTTTCAACTTCTTCAAACAACTCTCTATTAGTTTGTAAATTACTTTCAATTGTATTAAGTAATTTTTCTTCAATAATAGTAGTATCTTCTTTTAAGAATCTAATTGCATTTTTAATTTCTTCATCAGGTGTCCAGTTTAAAGGTAGTCCTACACGTTCTTTAATTATTGAATCTCGTTGTTTACCTTTATATCCTTGAAAATGATTAGTGCTTAAAGTAAAGTAAATATAAGCTATTTCTTTAGCTGCTGTCTTTTTTACTCTAACACTTTTACCACCTGGTTCACTAGTTACATCACCATTATCTCGTGTGTATATCTTTTTAAGATATTCAACATTTCTACATTCTGTTTTAAGAACAGGTAAATCGTATTTTAATTCAAACCATTCGTCTAGCATAATTTACAATTTAATAGTAAAACCGCTATTATATATAATAACATAATAGTTGTATATATAATATTGACATTAGTATAAACAGGTAGTTCAAAATCATTTTTTATAAATTCATATAAAAAATAAAATGGTATTAAATATCTCATTTTGATTTCCTCCTTACATCAGGTTTTTTATATTTTCTATAATAAATCTTACCAAAACCAGTAAGCCAAAAGAAAATAGCTTTCTTTTGGCTTGCAAAGTTAATAATAGTATCAAAGAAATTATTTAATATTTCAGCAACTTTAGCTTCATCAATATTAAGTTCTTCACTTATCTCTTTAATAAATCTAGCTGTAACTGCATTATTGTTCAACATGTACTAATTGCTTTTTTTCTTTAAATGCTACTAACACATCTGTCATGTCAATTAAGATATAAGTAAGCCCTTCTATCAAAATTGTTATTACAGTAAGGTTAGGTTGTAAAAGTATGAAATAATTTTTATCAATACCAAGAAAGTCTTTTGCATTTTGACCTATTTTTTCTACTTTATATAATAGGTCAGTTCTTAAATGTTTATCTTGACGTTGAATGTTAAACTTTCCCTTATCATAATCCTTTGGTAATTCAAGAACAAGCTGATTGGGGTTAGGAATTAATGATTCAATTGCTACTTCTGTTAATGTTAAAGATGCCATTTTTATAAGTGTTAAATTGGTATGCCCATTAGGATAATAGAATGGAATTAGGTTAATCTAGCTTTCAAATAATCAACTGAAATTAACCCAAAAATAAGTAAATAAATCAACTACACCTTTATAAACTAAGGTGTAAGCTTATACAATGCTAAATTTACAATATTAATAAAATCATCTATCTCGTTTTGTAGATGACTATGTGTAATGCTACTTCTGGCAGATATAAGAAACTCATTTAAACCTTTTACATAAGACAATGCTTGAGTTGCAACTACTCCATTACTTGTTGCTAATGGTTTTGTTTTTAACATAAACACTTTGCCATAAGTTCCTTGTGAGGTTTCCACAAAGCCATCTAGTTTACCATCAATATCATTATACAAAGCTCCTAAGGCTTCATGTAATGCAAAGTTAATAGCAGGTTTTGCAGCCCAATGATAGAGTTGTATTTGAACTCTTGCTTCTAAAAGTGTATTACAAACATCTTCGATTGAAACACCTTTCTTTAAATCTTTTACATTTATCATAACATTCTCATTTTAAAAATATAATCTGATACTTCTACATCAGGAAATTTTCTTGCAAATTCAATAAGTAATTGTTTTTCTAAATCATCTTTAAAACCATAAGCTTTACCTGAATGAGTTACTACAACTTCATTGTTATCAGTTAAGTTTAACCACCAGTATTCATAAAAATCAGGTTTTGTTGTTTCTAATTTAGTTGTATAACAAGTGTTAGTTACTGTAACATTAGCAGAATTTGCTGATACAATATAATCTTTTAACATAATTGAATGCTTAATTTAATTGTATAATTGACTTGCTCTATATTCTAAAATAGTATGTATTTCATCTCTTAAAATAGTGAATGGTTCAGGAAATTCACCAAAGTCAGTACAATGAGTAAGTTGTAAATGTTTAACTTCATATCCTGCTAATTCTAACAAAACTCCATACATTGATAGCTGCAATCTATAAATATTCCATTTACAATCATCCAAGTGACTTATAGGAGGTTTAAGACTTTGAAATTCATTTCTCTTAGTTATCTTTTCATTAGTCTTATAATCATCAATATAAACATATCTCTTATTACCTTCTGTTTTAATGATACATTTATCAATCTTGCCAGCTATCTGAAAGTAATCATTATAAACAAGTAATTCAGCATGAAATCCATCTTCTAATTTAGATAAGTCAAAAGAGTATTTCAATGATGTAGGAACTATCATATTATTAATCGAATCATACCCATTAGAATAAGATTCTTCTTCTTTTTTGTTATGAAACGCAGTTCCTTTAGCACAAGCATCATCTCTCTTTTTATCCCATTGTTGTCTAAGATGTTCAACTTTAGTATGAACTTGTGGTATGTTAAATTGTTTAATTACATCTTTCATGTAAACTACACCATCATCTTCTCTATCTAAAGCTCTAAATTCTTTTAACTTTCTTTTAATAGCATACCATGTTTGTTGACCATAAGTTGCAATTACAACACTTTCTAAAGCTTTATAATAACTCCAGTATTCAGCCTTAAAAGGTTTCTGAAACTGTCCAATAAAAGTAGTTACAGAAGTATATACATTTTTTGAATGTACACTTCTATATTCATGTATATCATCTCTAAATGATATTTGACCATTAGAACTTTCTTTTGCTTTTTCAATATGCAAATTATTTCTATCAACTACAGTTTTTACAAAAACATCAGTTGCAGAACTTGTATTTCCTATGTTTCCTAATCTCATAATATTGTAAATATAAAAAATAGGTTATAATAAAATATCATAACCTATCAGTTTTATTTTTCAAACCCTAATTAATCTTTCCAAGTTAAAAATTTAACTACTGCCATTTGTGCAGCTATAATTGTATTAAACGCTGCTGTACGAAAAACATTAGTTAACCAACTTGATTTGCCAAGTTGATTAATTTTTTCATCTGTTGGAAGAGTAGTTTTTTCATAATAATCTAACTCTACTAAATCAATTAAGTCAGCAGCTAGTTGTTTAGCTTTACCTACTTTATCGTTGTCACTAGGATTAAAAGTTAAACCTACTGCTTTTTGCCCAAAAGTTTGCTTTATTTCCATCTTGTAAATTGTTTTAAGTTTTTATATTTAATATTTTGATTATTGGCTTTAACAGGTGATAATCCAGTTAATTCACTAATTATCCCTTTGCCATCACAAGTTTCACAAAGAGAAGTATTTGAATTATTTATATAAGAATGATTGACTTTACCAATCCCTTTACATATAGGACATGTTTGCCACATAATATTATAAGTTAAGTTTTAATTATTCAATAAAAGTCAAAAAAATCATATAACTCTTTATTCCATTTAGCATCCGCTAAAGCATGATGTTCATTAATTTGCTTTGGGTAATCAGGCAACTGTTTAACTTTATTTAATACGCCTTCATAACCATAAACATTTAATATATAATCATCATCTCTTTGTGCAAAATAAGTTTTAACTTTATTATCTAATTCTTGTTTTAAATCAATACAATATTGAGGAAACTCTTTAGGTAAATCTATCATTTTCCCAAATAACCAGCAAAAAGCTACCCAATCATAATCTGAATAATAACCATAAAACTCAGGTTTATTATTTTTATAAACAAATTCTTTAACTTCTTCTGCTATTTGTTTATTTGTTTTGCCGTAATCATTAATAAGTCTTTTAAGGTTACTGTAATTAAAGTAATGGTCTTTAGGATTATAAGCATTTGTATAAGTTGGAACTTTTCTCCACATATCTTTGTACCATTGTACATCTTTAGCTACAAGTTCTTTCCAAATTGAAAATAACACATTGTCTCTAATCCAATATTCTTTATTATATTCAGAACCTTGTGGAAAATGTTTATTGATTTTTAAATCATACCTATTCCAAGCTTCTTTTAAATTAAAATCTTTGCTAATAGCATAATATTCTCTACCATCTTCTGCTACTATACCTATTGATATTAAATCAATTGTAGGCTTCGTTTTACCATATTTAATTCCAAATATAGTTTTATCTTGCGTTCCTTCAAGAAATTCAGTGTCTATAAAGTATTTCATATTATCCGCTACAGTTTTCACAATCTAAATCATCACTAATATCTCTTACTTTTCTTTCAAAATCACCAACTTGAATTTTTAAATCTTCAATTTCATCCATTAGTTCAGCTTTTTCTATGATACTATTGGCAGTATCAACTTGCAATTGAAGAGCTTTGATTCTTACTCTTATCTTTGTTACTTCTTCTAAGTTCATTGTTCTATATCTTTTTTTGTTAAAAGTTGACCTAAAAAATCAAAATTGTTCATTTCGTAACTAATACCTTGATAAGCACATTTTTTAACTTCATAATGGTCTATATCTCCGTTAGTATGTACTGTATAATAGTTACCGTAAGTACGAATAACCAAAAAACTATTCCATATTTTCCAAGCAGTATAAGGTTTAGAATCAATTTTATTCTTAAATCCCATTTCTTTTAACCTTAACTCTAGTTTTTCTCTTTCAGGAAACGCCTTTCTCTTTATTATTAATTCTATTGCCATCTTTATTTATCAGTTGTTTTTTATATTTCTTGATTCTATTACCATTAAAAAAGAATTGTGAATTAATCCAGTATATATCTTTTGCTTTTGACTCCTTTAACATACCATATCTTATTAATTCTGATAAAGCTGTTTTATAAGTATTAACAGATTTGATACTTAATTCTTTCATATATCTAACTTTATTAATTTTAATAAAATCTTGACCAGCTTCCATCTCATAAAGCAACCATAATAGCAAATCTTTACCTCGTTGTGTTAATTTATTAACAATTTTTCTGTTTTCAGCATTTATAAAAATCTTTGTATAAGGTTCTGATTCAATATAAGTGTTATTTGGTAAGTATAAATCATCCTCTTTAACATAATCACCTTCTAAATTTACTACAGATACTTTAATATTTACATCTTTCATGAAAGGATTAACACCTATATCTACATCTCTTACTTTTACAGCTACTTTATTGATTTTTATTACTTCTTTTATCTTCATTTTTATCAAATGATTTGTACAAATATAGCGAAAAAACTGTCAAAATATTGACATAGTAAAATTATAATTTTGACATAGTAAACTGATTGATAATCAGGCAGTTAACTCTAAAAGTAGCTTAAAATGACCGTTTTCCATATACTTAAAAAAACTATTTTAAAATGAAAACAGCCAAAAACAGCAAAAACCTACTGAATAACCCCCATTAGAACAATAGAATTGACATTAAAAATACACTTGCTGAACATGATATACCTAATATCCCTACTACAAAAGAAGGTACTTTGGATTAATATACTAAAAGACCCCCCTAGCTGATTATAGTGCTACAAAAAGATTTGCTGAATGAAGACATCATAATTTTAATAGAAGTTGTGGAAATTTGCTGATTGAGGAACTACTTACCTTAGCCACCCCCTACTGAAATTGCGAGGGGTTGTACCCCCAATAAACTTTAAACAAAAAAGAAAATGGCTCAGATAAAGTTAGATGTTAAAGATACCGATAGAAAGGTATCGGGCAGAAAAGGTGTGGAAGTCACCGACGAAATTTACGAGAAGCTGTCAAAAGCTTCGCAAACGTTAATATGTATCGCGGAGAAATTCACTGATGCAGAAGTCAGTGTTATTGAATACGCAAATGGTTACGGTGTTGCTGATAGCGTGTTAGACGCTATCATCCAGAAATTCAAGCTAGGTTAATCCTAGCTTTTTTTTCTTTTTGTTTTTGTTTTTTTAGCTTTTTTATATAAAAAGCTAACAGTGAGGTTAAGTAGCATTACCTCCAGATTTTTAAATATGCTACAAAGTGAAAGTAACCTACTTTAGTGGTTGCAAGTTAAGTGTTCTTACTTAGAATAGAACACATTAGTTTCCTACGTTCCTTAAAAATGAACAAGAAACTTAACTTGTCAGGACACTTTAACAAGAGTCTTGATGAATTAGGATTTGAGTTTCATGGAACTGTTCAAATTAACCCTGAAAAACCATTTGGGGAAAATTTGGAAGCTGTAACAAAGTATCTTCAATCTTTAGGGGTTGAAAGTAATACTGTTGTTACGGTAGCAGTTCCAGGAATGTCTGCATTAGCTACTATGGTATTAGTAGCACTGCATGGACTTACAGGGAACTTTCCTATTATTGCTACTCTTGTTAGAGAAGCAAATGGAGAGTTTGTCTGTAAAGAACAGGCAGATTTGCAGACATTGAGAAACCATGTCTCTCGTAATTTGAGAGAGAAAGTGGTTACTCTGTAACTCAATCCTAAACTCAGAACCTGCTAACTGAGTATAAGGAATCAAGACTTGATACATCTTGAGAATCAACAGGTAATTAGTATCACTTTATCTACTAGAAGTTATGTTAGTAGAAAAACTTTTTAAATTAAATTGTAAAACAATGACAGAATTAGTCCTTGTAGAGCAGTTTGGTTTAGACTTTAATGGTCACAGACTACCTCATGTTTATTGCTTATCAGCTTATTACAATAATAAGTGTATAAACATAACGCATGAGAATATTGACTCTGCATACGCTATGGATTGTGAGCATAATACTTACAAAGTCCATAATCCTTATGATTTAAGGAAAGTATTGCTAGAGTTGATGTCTGAACCAGCAACCAATGAAGCAATGGAAAAAATCCATGACACTTTTGCAGAGACTACTTGTAGTCATTGCGGAGGTGGAATGTATGATGGATTTCCATTTGCACATTCAGGTTGTGTTAGGTCTGAACTCTGCGACTGAATAAGATTCGGAGTTTTTTGTTAGTTTTTCTTGGCAACAGAATAAAACTAACGATTCTTAAAACCTCATTCTAACTTCACAAGGGTTAGCTATCATAATGATAGAAGGTTGAGTGGGAAACCTACCTAGTGACATGATGGTAGGATTACGTAAAAGAAGTAGGACTGCTTACAATGTCAGCTGTGTCCATCTTTCCGTCTTTTTAAAAGACATCTGAAAGAATAAACTACTTCTTTTTTTTTTGACTAACCTAGTTTCCCTTAAATAAGGAGATGAAAACTGTTTATGCTCATATCGCATTGTGTTAATACAATAACACGTACTTGCTTAGAGTGAACAGAAGGTGAATCTAATAACAAAAGACAACTGATGTTATTAGAAGTAGATAATAAAGCAACAACGCTCAACTGTGAAAAATATGTACATAGGCTCACTACCTATGATATGTACACCTAGAGTTGTTGTTTTATTATTAAGTTTTGAATTAAAATATACACGAAAACAATCTGATGATGAGATAAACGTGTCTAAATAAATCTTGAAACTACTTTTATAAAAGTTTTACATGAGAAAATCATGTAAGTTAAAAGGTCATTGTTATTCAAAGCTTACAAACTCCATTGAAGCTTTGAAATGTTTGAAGTAAAGCATCTGGTTTACACATTGAAAAACATTTGAGACATTGGAGGTTTCTCAATAGATGTGTAAGATAAAGTTGTGATATACAAAACAGACACAACCGAACATTTAAAAACAATTAATTACAATTGTATGTGCAAAGGATGTACTGGTTATAAGAAGAAATTCTTATGAAAGTTAGTTCCGAGAAGTTAATCAAACTACTTGCATTAAATCATACAATTGTAATTATTTTATTTTAAGCTGTGTAATTAAATCAAAAAAAAAAAAATGATGTATTTATTCAAATATTATTATCACGGTAAAGGACACTGTGATGAAAATATCTTACTAGGTAAGATACAAGAAAAAGACTTAGAAAAAGTTCAGAATTTTGTTAATAATCAACCTACTGATGACTCAGAAAGTTATTATTACAAAATAGTAAAAGAACTTCCAGTTTTAGATTTAAAAATAGAAGATTTATGTTGAAAGAATTGAAATTTATTGAATTTTTCCCAACTCATACAAACCATGAAAATGGTTTGGAAAAAGCATGGAAAGAATTTATAGAATTAGAATGTTATGATTCTAATTCTATTTATGTCTCTATGTTTAATTATAACAATGGAGACATGGTTTGGGAATTTTATGAAGTTGTAAATAATACAACTTCAAGAGTTTTAACAGGTGTTACAATATTGTAATGCAAACAATAAGTTTTGTCAGTTATCTTAGAAACTGTCACAATTCTGTTTTATTCATTTTTAATTGTTTATTATGGAATACTTTATATTTAATTCAGACTATGAATATATATGGTTTGAATCATTAGAAGATGCGTTAGAAAGATTAAAAACTCTGAAAAATGCTTCTATCTGGAGAGAGATAAGAGATAAAAGATTTTTGATATATTCCGTAGATTATGACGGAATTATTAAAATTCAATAGTAATTCTATTTTCTTACATTTAAACCTAATACTATGAACAAGTATTTAGTAAGTTACCGTCTGAGAACAGGAATTATTGTTCTTAATATGGAAATTGAAGCTTCTTCTGTTATGGAAGCTATTTCTATTATTAAGGATGAAAGTTCCTTGATTCTTAGTTGTGTAAAAGTGTAGCACAACTATTCAAAGCATCTGTTGGGAGAATAGATGCTTTTTCTTTAATGCTACCTATATTTAATATAGAAGGTCACAAGTCCTTGTAAAAAGCAGAGTGAAGAAAAAAGAACATAAACCTTAAAAAAAAAAAAAATAAAATGAAAGCATTAATTTGTCTTATTGGATTTGTAGCTGTATGGTCTATTCTATTCGTAATTCCTGCAGCCTTTATCAGTCTTATATTTGACATTAATTACCATGAAGTAATAATGTCAGTCGCCTATTTAATAGGTGGCGGTCTAATGTTTGCTCTTATTGGAGCAGTAGTGGTTGTATCTGAAATATACGACGACATTTTCGTATATTTCAGATAAATGATGGACAAATGATTATATTCCTATTTAGTTTTACTGAATAGGAATATTTTATTTTAATCACAAAAAAAAAATGAAAATAACAAGATTAATTTTTATAATATTAATGACACTTTTTATATATGTGTTATTGATATTAGCAGAATATTTATTTTTTAATGTAATAGACATTCATGTCTCTTATGTTAAATTATTTTTTGCCACATACAACTTATGTATCGTGGGTATGGTTTCATTTTTAACATCACTAAACATAGAAGAACATGAATAACATTAACGGAATTAAAATCACAAAGACGTTTGGAAATGGTGAATTAAATTTCACCGCTGTATTTCCAACAGGAAAGATTTTCTGCAAGGGCAATTTTCAAATTGCCGCTTGTATAGGAGAAATGGTATTCTACTTCACTCTTCCTAAAGCAGCAGGAGGAGAAAACGTAGAGCAAGTTGTACATGTTATTGACATGTACGAATTTACTTGCATAAATGCAAAGAAAGTGTACGATGAGTACAAAACGGCGAAGCAAATGTGGATTTATTTGAATCCACAAAAAGCTAACTTGATGGTTGAATACCATCAACAAAATGCAAATAAGTGGTTGATGTAAATCAAACAAAAGGAAGTGAAAAATCACTTCCTTTTTAAAAAATTTATGACAATGGAAAAAGTATATTGGAGAACTAAAGATGGAAAATATGTAGATATTGATGCTATGGACATCAATCATCTACGTAATACTCTTAAAATGATTGTGAGAAACAATCAAAGAGTACAAAGTACATGTCCTCATAACATAGAACAAGCTATTGAACATGTTGAATATGAAAAAGAAATTGAAAACAATTATTTTAAATTATGATATACACGGGTATTGTAGATTTATTTGGTAAACAAATTTCAATTTCTAAAGTAAATACTTGTAGTTATACAGGTAGAGAAACAGAAAGTAAAGATAAACAGTTTGGAAATACTAGATATGAATTTGTCATATCTGTACATGCTAAGTCATATTATGACGCACGTAAACAGATTTTATCTGTTCTCAATAATTCACAATGGATTAAGAAACAAAATCTTAAATCATTGAGATTGAACAATGTAGTATATTAACATCTTATATTTTTTTTTTTTTTTTTTTCAAACCAACTTAAATAAATCAAACTATGTCAACTGAAATTTCAAATCCGTTCGAAATCACAAATCCAGTTATTGTTAACAAAGTTAAAATAACAAAACCTACTATTGCAGCTACTGGAATGACTTCTTATGAAGAAATCAAAGCCAGTAAAAATGCTTTGTTTATTGATAAAAGCCATGAAGAACTTGGTTTTGTATATAAACAAATATTTAATGCAGAACCTAATGCTGCATTTGTAAATTCTTCAAAAGAAGAAAAACGTATTACATGTATTAATGCACTTACGTTTCAACTTGAGTTTACTCAAAATGTTGAATCAAGTGATGAAATTGAAGACAGTTCTAGTCTGTTAGGTTATTTCCTAATGGGTAGAGTGTCAAATTCAAGTCGCCAAAAGTATTTTTGGCAAACTACAACATTGGCTTTTTGTGAAGCTAATGGTATTAAAGATGGATTTAACTTTAGTGAAAGTTTAGTAAAGAAGAATTTTGTTACGTATATTGTTCGTAATAACACAACAACTCTTCAAATGCCACAGCTTACCACAACAGGTTTGATTACACTTGAACCCAAGCGTAGTGGTAAAGGAGGTGATGTTTTGTTATTAAATAATAAACTCATTTTTCAATTTACTACATTAGTAGTAAGACCTACTACTGACATACAAGCGTCTTTAGCAGGTTTTAGAGCAAATGAATTGAAAAATAATGCTGAATTTAAGCATGATGATGTTATCCCTGCTGATAGTGTTCCTGTTGCAGTAAAACAAGGTGCATTGTTTAATGCTGAATTTCAAGAGTGGTTACAAAACCAATATGCAGTTCGTAATCTTGGTATGTTAACAGAAATCAACGCATAATTAAATCAAAGGGAGTTGAAAAACTCCCTTTTTATTGTTAAATTACAGCAGTTAATTAATCAGTAACCAATAATAATTTTAATAATGAAAACTATTATGAGCTTATTCTTGGCAGCATTAACACTAGTGCTGTTTTTATGGATTACAGATACAATTTATGCTATTCAGCATAATCCAACATTAGCTGTAATACATGGTTTAATCTATGGAACAGTATTAGTTTTAATTATCATAGGTGTCAAAAAGGATTTAGATGATAATTAAGCCTAGTAGTGAATTAAAAGTAGTTTGTACAAATGATAAAGGTATTCCTGATGATATAATTTCTATGATTATAGCATCAGGAGAATTACCTATAATAGAAAATAAAGAATATACTGTAAATAGTATAATTCTTAATAAATCTAATTATTTTGTTGTACATCTCGACGAACATGAATCATTAGAAATATCATGGAATCATACACGATTTTCTTTTGGTGGAGAACCTTTACGAGTTTTATTAGAAAAACTTGGAGTGTTTGAAGTTTATCAATCACTAAATCAGTAATTATGAGAAATATTTGGGTATATGATATTGAGCAATTTAAAAATTTTCATTGTTCAACGTGGTTAGATATAGATACAGGTGAAGTTAAAAGCTTCACCTTATCTATATTTAATAATGATTATCAAGAATATAAAGATTTTGTAAATAGTGGTATAATAGGTATAGGTTTTAATAACTTAAACTATGATTATCCACTTTTAGATTATCTTTTCAATATAGTTGGTAATCTCCCATTAGAAGAAATGAATGATTTGTTATATAAAGAAAGTCAAAGACTTGTAAATACCGAAACTCCTAAATTCAATAGGATTAGAAATCCTATATTTAGTCAGATTGATGTATTTAGTATAGCTCATTTTGATAATCCAGCAAGAAGAACTTCTTTAAAACAATTAGAAGTTGCTTTAGAATTGCCTAATGTAGAAGATATGCCTTATCATTATACTTCTACAATTACAAAGATAGAAGAACAAAATAAAATACTTGAATACAATCTTAATGATGTTCAAGCTACTTATCAGTTTTTCTTAAAAATGGTTGATAACATAAGACTTAGACAAAATATCAAACAAAATACAAATTTAGATTGTATTAATTGGTCAGATTCTAAGTTAGGAGAACATCTTTTTTTATATTATTATTGTAAAGAAACAAATGAGAACCCACAAGAAGTTCTACAAAGAAGAACTAATAGAGATTTTGTTAATTTAAAAGATATAATACAACATATCAACTTTAAACAAAATCATTTAAAAGAACTTCAACACGAACTTAAAAAAGTTGTTATTTATAATAGCAATGATAATAAAGATAGCATTGAAAATAAAGTTGCATTTGATGTATATATTAAAGAACTTAAATTAGATGTTAAAAAAGGTGGTATTCATGGTTCTTTAAAAGGTGTTTTCAAAGAGTCTTCTACTCATAGTATAATTGATGTAGATGTAGCATCACTATATCCTTCACTTTATATAGATTTAGAAGCAGTGCCTGAACATCTTAATAAAGAATCTTTTCTTAAAGTTGCTAAATCACAAGTTACTTGGAGAAAGCAAAATAAATCACTTATTAAAAGTGATAAAAATGCTAAAATTCAATCTGATACTTATAAAAAAGCACTTAATAGTGTTTATGGCAAATTTAAGGATAAGTATAGTTTTTTGTATGATATTGCGTGTACATTTAAAGTAACTATTAATGGTCAACTTAGATTATTAAAGTTATTAGAAGATATATCAGAAATAGAAGATTGTCAAATTATACAAGCTAATACAGATGGTATTACCGTTTATGTTAATAATAATCAAATTGACAATTTTAGAAAGATATGTAATCAATGGGAATCTTTTTTTAACATGGAATTAGAAGAAGTTTTTTATAAAGCCATGTTTATTAGAGATGTAAATAATTATTTTGCTATAACTAAAGAAAATAAATATAAGTACAAAGGAGCTTATGTACCTGATTTAAAATCAGATTCAGTACCTGACCCTTATCATAAAGATTATAGCAATCAAATTAGTGTAATTGCAGCTATTAACTATTTTGTAAACAATATTTCTATTAGAGAAACTATAACAACTTGTTATGATATTAAAAAGTTTTGTTTAAAAGAACGTTGTAACAAAAAAGATAAACTTGTTATTCAAGTTTATAACGGTGTTTCTATTCAAGAAGAAGAAGTATCAAGAACTGTTAGATTTTATGTAGCTAAATCTTATAAGAAACTTAAAAAAGTATTTGAAGATGGTAGAATATCTCAAATAGTTTCAGGATTTAATGTAGAATTAATTAACAGATTACCTGATGATTTTCCTACTGATATAGATTTTAGATATTATATTCAAGAAGCTCAAAAGCTTATTGATGATATTGAACAAGATTATAAAAGTAAGAATAAAAAAGTTAACAAAAATCAATTAAAACTATTTTAACATGTATGTCAAATAACGAACCTGAAAAATCAATTTATTATGTAGCAAAAGAAAAAGAAGGAGTTGCTCAACTGATTTCAGAAACAGTAACTACTGATAGAAATATTGCTACTGAAAAAGCAAAGGAATTTACAAGAGATAATTCACATGATTATCTTGTATTAAAAGTTGTAAGTAAGCATAAGAAACGTATTATAACTGATGATATAATTTATGATTAGACCTCCTGAATCAACTCTTGAAGGAATCCATTTAAAGAATTTTGTACAAGATGATATTGTTAACAATGAATCTGATAATCTTCTTTGTGAAGCATATACAGGTTTTGGAAAAACTTACATTGGTACAAAAAAGATAGCAAAAGAAGCTGCTGCCAATCCTTATCTTAATGTACATATTATTGTACCTAAAGAACATCTAAAAGAATCTTGGACAGAAGCTACTAAGAATTTATATAAAGATTACCCATTAGTAAGAATAGAAATCTTTATAATAAACTCTTACACGATGAATAATAAGAATAATCAATGTGATTTACTTATTATTGATGAAGTACATAGAGCATTGAACAAAAGTAGTGAATATTTTAGTACAGCTATTCAAAATGCTGTATTTAAAAAATCATTATTTCTTACAGCTACTTTGAAACCTGAATATGAATCATTTCTTAGACAAGAAATGGTTAAAAAAGGTAAATCAGTTGAAAAATATCAAATTAGTTTGTATTGGGGATTTAAAAAAGGATTAGTTCCAGCAACACAAATTTATAATGTGCCACTTGAACTAACTCTTAGAGAAAAATCTGATTATCTTCATGCTCATAATGAACACAAAAAGTATAGTGCTTATTTTGCAGGTGTAGGACATTACTCTCCTTATAATTTAATTGCACCTAATGCAAAAAAAGAAAGAGAACGTATTGCTAATCAGCTTAATCAAAAAGAAGGTGCTGTATTTGGTATGCTTATGAAATGGCAAAAAGCTATTTCTGTTAGAAAACAGATTTTACAAAATACACAATCTAAATATTTAGCTACACTTGATTTACTTTCAGTTGTAAAAGAAAAAGCTCTTATATTTTGTAGCACTATCGATTTTGCTAAACAGCTTGAAGATGCTAACCCTAATAGTATTTCTTATCATTCTAAACTTAAAAAGAAGAGTAAAGAAGAAGTACTAAATCAATTCTATTCTAATCAAAAACCTCATTTAATTTCTATTGATTCTCTCAAAGAAGGTTTTGATATTAAATCTTGTAGAATTGGATTAAGAGTTTCTTATACATCTAATGATTTAGATGCTGTTCAGCAATTAGGTAGAATTATCAGATTTGATGAAGACAATCCTGATAAAGCACCTATTATGATTAATTTCTTCATTGATGATTTTAAACTTGGTGCAGATACCATACTAAGTCAAGAAAAGGTTTGGTTAGCTTCAAGTTTAAAAGGACAGTTTACTAAAACAATCACTTTAGAAGAACTAAAAGAACTGATATGAATGATGTAAACGAGTTAAATAACAAGACAGATTTTGAACAGTTTATAGAAGACAGAAACCGATATACAGTTGCTATTCAGTTTATAAAAAAGAACGTTGAGATTGGCAACATGATATGGTTAGTAAATGATTGTAATTGTAAAAATATAACTATTGCTATGTCACCTGATAGTTTTAAAAGACTTTATACTAGAATCAGACTTAGCAAGAAAAGAAGAGTTAAACTAATTAAGGATTTATCAGCATTAAGAGTAGATAACTGGTTGATTAAATTTCAGTATAAACTTGAATCTACAACTTATACATTTTGTTGCACACATCCTTTAAAGAATTATACAATTACAGATGCTATTGATGTTCATAAAGAAGAAATGAAACTTTTAAAAATGCTTAAATGGTAGAACCTTTCAAACTAGCAAAGTTCTTAGATGAACTTTGTATTACAGCAGAAGAATACTGGTTACTTTATCGTGTAATGATTAATCAAAATAATTACGACGATAATTTATTTAAAGTACCACGAGACATAAACATAATTGAATTTGGTCAATTGTCTCAAAAATATCAAGACAGACATGATATAAACTGGATTCAAATATGTAAAAATCTTGAACAAAAGGAATATCTTGAAATATGGGGAAATGATGAAAACATTAAACTGACTAACTTAAAAGTAACAGATAAATTTCTTCAATATTTTTACATCACAGATGTTGAAGATGCTTTTGAACAGTTTATTGCTATTTATCCTAAACAAGTACATATTAAAGATATTAATGGTCTTACTAAACCCAAGAAATATTCTGTTTGGGGTAAACACAGTAAAGATGAACTTGTAGAGATGTTTAGAGTTAATATCCTAAAGGGTAATAATAATATTCTTTTTACAAGATTCATGGAAATAACAAAACTTTATTTAGATGATTGTAATTCAAATTCAGCACCTTATAACATTGAAGGTTATTTTAAAGCTTTTGATGGTATAGCTGCTATGTATGAAGACCAACATAAAACAGAGTTAAAAATATTTAACGATGATATTTGAGAGACTCATTAATAATATTGAAAATAATTATCAAAGACATTTAGATGGAGGATTTAACTTTATACCTGTTGGATTTAAACGATTCAGCAAATATGTTCCTGGAGTTGTTAAAAGTAGTTATACTATTGTTACGGCATCTAGTGGTGTAGGTAAAAGTAAGTTTACAAGATTTTTTTATGTTTCTAATGTATTAGATTTTGTAAAAAATAATCCTGATATAAATGTTGTTATAATCATATTTTCATTAGAATTATCAGCAGAAGAATATTTAGCTGATATTCTATGTGCATTTCTTAAACGTGATTATAACATTGATATATCTTATAGAGAGTTGCTCTCTATTCACGGAGAAGGTGAAGATGTTAAAGTAAATTCTAAGATTATTGAATATCTTAAATCTTATCAAGATTATGTAGATTTCTTCAATAAACATGTTAGGATTTATACTAATATCAAAAATCCTTATGGTATGTATAAAAAATGTAGAGATGTTATTATTAACACTGTAAAAGGGCGTGAAGATGTTAAATTAGATGAAGAAGGTACTGAAATGAAGTACTGGAGATACGATGATGATAATGTTTTTATAGAAGTTATAGTTGACCATATTAGTTTAACTCAACCTGAAACTAATAAGTCTACTAATCAAACTATGACACTTCATCAAGCTATGTCTAAGTTTTCATCTGACTATGGTTTAACTCTTAAAAATTATTATCAAGCTCATCTTATTGTTGTACAACAACAAGCAGCTGATAAAGAAAGAGTTGAACATGATTTTAGCGGTAAGAGTATTGAAGCCAAGCTAGAACCTTCTTTAGATGGTCTTGGTGACAATAAACTTACAGCAAGGGATGCAACAGAAGTAATTGGTATATTTGCACCTGATAGATATGAAATTAAAGAACATCCAAAAGGAGGTTACAATATTGAAATCTTAAAAGATACTTATAGAAGTGTAAAGCTTCTTAAAAGTAGATATTCAGCACCTAATCTTAGAATTGGTATGTTATTTAATGGAGCTACAGGTACATTTGAAGAATTACCTAAAGTTGAAGAATTTAAGACTGACAGAGATTACGTTAAATACCTTACTAAAAAAGGTATTATCAAAGATGAAAAACCTGTTGAAGTTGTTAACAGAATAAAACTTGGAACTTTTAAAGATTAATTATGGCAACTCTTATTGCGGTAGTAGGAAATACTGGTACTGGTAAAAGTACATCTATATTTCCCTACAAAGACAAAAACATTGAAATTAAAGGACTAAATCCAAATGAAACAGTTCTTATCAATGTTAGTGGAAAACCATTACCTACTCCTAATGCAGAAGCTTCTTACCCATTAGGTAAATTACTAAGTCAGGGAGGAAGACATTTTAAAACACATGACCCATTTGCAATTAAATCACTTATCGAAGCTATTGATAATGATGATAAATTTAAAGGTATCAAAAACATTGTAGTTGATGATGCTGTTTATATTCAGTTGCTGATGTTTATGGATAAAATACTCGAAAAAGGTTACGATAAGTTTAGTGAAATTGGACAAGCTGCTTATCTGCCTATTAGAGCTGCACAAGGTTGCAAACGTGAAGACTTAAACATTATCTTTATGTATCACTTTGACAAAGATAATGACGGATTTAAGCGTGTAAAAACTGCGGGAAAGTTAACAGACCAGTATCTTAATATAGAAGGTATGTTTACATTTGTACTTTACTCTAATAGTAGATTAGATAAAGTAGCAAAGAAAGTAAATTACTGGTTTGATACACAAAATGATGGTTACAATACTGCAAAAAGTCCTTTAGGTTGCTTTGCAGATTATGAAATACCCAATGATATGGGTTTAGTTATTGAAACCATTAAAAATTATTACAAGAAATCTTAAAAACATTTGGAGAATATCCAAAAATAGAGTACCTTTACATTATAATCAATTACAAACCAATTAAACAATTAAAACAATGGGTATTACAATCGTAACTCGGAAAATTGAAAGAACTTTCACAGAAGCTGGTAAAGCTGCAATGAAGAACCTTATTCGTACTAATGACCTTACTGCAAGTAAGCGTGTTGATGAGAAGGGTAATAGCAAAATTGTTTTTAAAGTTTCAAATCAGAAGTTTTCTGATATGGGTTTGAATAATTATGCTCTTACAGCAGGTGTGAATGAATCGGGTAACGTATTTCTTATTGTTGTACCTTCTGATACAGATGGTGCAATTATGAAGGGTAAAAAAGGTGCTAAGAAATCACAAGAGTTTGTTTACAAAGAACTTGAGTCTTTGTTGAACATCCAAGATGATAAGCATGGTTTTAACCTTACTCGTAATACAGATGAAGAAGTAGATGGTGTTATTAGTGTGTGGGAAGTTACTCCTGCTGAACTAATTCGTAAACCTGAAAAATCTACTACTGTAGAAGCTCAAGTTGCAGAAGATTTTGATGATGAGTCAGAAGAAGATGATGAAGACAGTTGGGAATCATAATCTTTTGTAAAAGTATTTTAATGCCTCGCAAAAGTAGGTAGGCTCTACAATCATTTCTTAAAATAAAGAAAGCCCTTCATAGCAATATTTAGGGCTTTTTTATTATCTTTTAGTCCGATTTTTTTAAATTTTCAATAAAAATAAACAAACAAAAAAAATGAAATTAGGAGATATTCAAGGTCAAGGTGGTCTTATTCAACCAAATGAAAAAGGTGTTACAGTATTTCTAGCAGGACTACCTGAATATACAGAAGCTGTAAGTAGTAATGGTAACGCATATGCTAAAATTAATTTTTCATTTAGAGATGCTGATGGCAATGAGTTTAATACGGGTATGTTAGACCCTTTTAAATTTGACATGAGTCGATATGAAAAGGGAGCTAAACTTCTTCAAGCTAATCGCAAGGATAGAAGTGAAGATGCAAAATATGCTAACATGATTAATGGTAACTTTAGTCGTCTAAAGCATATTTTTGGTTGTTTTATGACAGATGCTAACTATAAGAAGTTAGATGATATTGATGTTAATGGAGCTAAAGATTTTCTTGAAGTTTGTGAACAACTTTATGCATCTGATTTGCTAGAAATGGAATTTCAAATTATGATTGGTTATTCTGTTAAAACAGGATATATTGATTTTCCAGCTTATGGAAATGTAATTAGCAGCAAATATAAAACAAGAGAACTTTCTCCTCTTGACCCTTCTTATAATAGACTTACACGTCCTGACAAAAGTCCTGATGGTGAAAGACCTGCTGCTAGAACAAATACCAATTTAATTTAATTTACTTACTCCAAAAAGGTGTAGTTAATTCTACACCTTTTTTTTTATTACTATGGAAGATAATGAAGTTTTTCTAAGAATAATTAAAGATGGTGGAGGTCATGTTTACAGATTATACGCATCTTTTAATCCTGATTTACCCTTTGTTTATTACATAGTTAATGAAAAACAGTTGTATTTAACTGTTAATGATAAAGGTAAGTATTTTATAAATTATCCAACAGAACCTAATAGATATAATTATAGGATACCTACAACATGTAATGTGATAGAAGGTAAATATAAATTAGAGATTATAGGTAATGTGTGGTATTTAGATTATGTATCAAAATGAAATTAATTCAATTTGAAATCACTAAAGAGTATATACTTTCTAAAGTATCTGAAATTGATATTTTTGAAAGGTATCTTGAAATATCTAGTGTATCTCTCAATAAGTTTTATACAAACATACTTAGAGAAGATAGTTTTCCTAAATGTTCTTTTTATGTCAGAGATACAGATAACAGATTGATATTCAATGATTTTGCTTGGCGACAATTTGACTGTTTTGATGTTGTCAAACAAAAATATGGAGTTTCTTTTATCAAAGCTCTTGAGATTATAGCTAATGATTTTGGTTTAATTAAAAATACTAAAGTTGTTGAAGCTAGAAAAGAATTACTTTCTGTAAAAGCTAAATATGGTTTAAGAATTAAAAGAAAACATTTTTCTAAACGAGATTTAGATTTTTGGAATATTGGAGGATTAGATGTTTCGTATAAAGTACTTCAAGACAATAGTATTTTTAGTATTGAATGTTATTGGGAGTATGTTAACAATGAACAAAGATTTTATGATAATCTTAAATGTACATTTGCTTATTATTTTCCTGATGAAAGTGACCTTTTTAAATATCAAATTTATTCACCTTTGAAAGACAAACATCAAAGAAGGTTTATTAATCCTACTGGTATTAAATATGGTGATTTTGAATTTTTAAATACTGAATTTGAGTATGTTGTTATTACAAAGAGTAAAAAAGATGCCTTTTATTTAAGGTTATTTGGTATTAATTCTTGTTTTATTATTAATGAAAAGATTAGAGCATCTGATGTTATACCTCCCTTATTGTTGCTAATGGGTGATGTTCAGATATTTACACTTTTTGATAATGATTGGACTGGTAAACGACAATCAATTAAATATAAACAAGAATTTAATACAATTCCGTTACTCTTTAACGAAGATGAAAGCAAAGATTTTACTGAATTTTTAAGTAAATTTGGTAAAGATGCTACTACTGATTTAATTGAATATTATAAACATCACTTATTATGATAGAGTTTAAAAAGTATAAATCAGATTGGTCTTTTTCACAAAAATTAAATCAATTTATTAGTGATAATAAATATAAATATCCTTATGTTATAAACAATGATTTATTAACATTTGATGATATTAAGTTATTTTATAAAACTAATGGTGTTTATGGAATAACTGATTTGAATTGTGAAAATACAATCTTTGGAAATAAAGATACAAACTTGGCTTTTAGAGCTTGGCATGATGCTATTCATATACAACATGATTTACCATTTACATTAAAAGGTGAATTAGAAGTATATAATATAATGCAATCACAATTACATCATAATTATTATTTTGAAAAGTTATTGCTTTATGCTGACATTGTTGGACAGTCTTTGTATTATGAAAAACATAATGCATTTCCTGATAATCAACGAAATTTTGTAATAGATTTTTTAACTAAAAACTCAATTTAAGAATGGAACTACAACTAGGACAAAAAGTTATGGTTGACGCTGTTTTTGAAGGAAACAAAGGTCAACTTGAATCTGTTGAAGGTGTTATAGTTGGTAAAAGAACTATTAATACTTATCATGGCAAAGAAACTAATTATGATATTGATACTAAAAAAGGTAAATTGCATACCGTAATGCGATATTTTATAACAAGATTATGAAATTTGAACTAATTTATAAAGAGTATCGCACTCACACAACTAAGTTTTATGATATTCTTAAACTTATAAGAGTAGGCGAAGAACTTAATGTGTCTTACTGGTTTGAATCTAAAGATTCAATTGATATTTTTGGAACTGTTACATCAATTGTTTACAATGGAGATGTTAAAGAAATTTATTTAGATTAATATGCTACTACGACAATTTGTATTTCATGATTATCCAAGATATGTTCCTAAAGGAATAATAAGAGCAAAGTATTACACTAAATCTTCTAAAAAAATACCTAAGAAGTTAACTAATGAAATTGGTTATACTTGTGATTTTAATAAAAAAGGTGTTTTAGTAGATTTGTCTACTTATGAACCTATTTTAAGCAATGCAAAAGAAGCTGGTACACAACGCTTTTTAAAAATTGCAGGACAAGGGCTTCATACTAAAGGTAATAGTAAAAAAAGTCAAATGGATTTAGGTAATTATATAGCAATCAAAAGATACCTTAAAGATTATTTTAAGAAAAGTCTTAAACCTTCTGCTATTATAAATGAACCTATTAGAATAGAATTTATTTATTTCACAACTTTAGATGATGTAGCTCCTACAAAATCTAATATTGATGATTTAGATAATTACAAACAGTATTACGAAAAAACATTTTTAGATGTAATACAAGAACATGAATTTACTGAACGTGGGGTAGTAGAAAAAAATCCTGTTGGATTTATACTCAATGATAATGTTCATTGCATTAAAAGAATTGAACATGAAATTGTAATTTCTAACAACCCAAATTCAGTTTCAAATTACCGAAAACTTATTATTAACATTTATAAATACAAATCTTATGAAGACACTTTGGGAGATTGACAAAGACTTACAAACTGCATTTCAACAATTAATTGAAAATGAAGGTGAGTTAACAGACGAACTTGATGAAATTCTTACTATTAATCAATCCGAGTTTAATGATAAAGCAAATGATTATGTATGGGTTATTAAGAATTTAGAACAAGTTATTGAACTTCGTAAATCAGAAATTGACAGACTTAAACAAAAGAATCAAGCTACTGATAATACAATTAGTAGATTGAAAACTTATTTAATGCACTCCTTACAATTAAGAGGAGGTAAAGCTAAAGTAGATGATTTTAGTTTATCTATTGGTAAGTCTGTAAGTGTTAAAGTTGATGAAGCTTTGATTAATCCGAAATTTTGTAGATTTACATTATCTACAAAACTTGATTTAAATGATGCAAATGCTGTTTCTTCATTACTTAATATTGATGCTACAGCTTTCAAAAAAGAAGTAAACAAAACTGAAATTAAGAAAGAAATTCAACAGGGAGTTGATATAGTAGGTGCTGAACTTGTTGAAAGTCAACATCTTACTATTAGGTAGGTTTCAGAGAGTTCAATTGTCAGATAGCAACTTGACTTTGTTGAGTTGCTATTTTGTTAATTTATCTTTTAAACAATTAAAACAAATAAACAAATGTTAAATTTAGCAGTTATTCAACCACATACCATATTGATTATTATTATAGCTTACACTATATTGTTAATACTAATGTTTATATTAACAAAAATAAAATCTAATGATGTTGAAAATCTAGCAAGGGATGTTGAGTATTTAACTAATGAATTATCATTAGCTGATGCTGTTAAAGCTGAATTAAATCTTAAATTAGCTGAATCTGATAAAAATAACTTCATTTTATCACAAAAACTTGATTCTCTTGGGAAGCAAGTTGACACTGTAACAGACTTTTTTGGTGAAGTAAAAGAAGAATTAACTGATATTGCTAAGACTAGAATGAAATTTGAAGAATTTGCAGAAGGTAAAAGTTTTGCTGACCAACCATCTAAACAAGCTTTGTCTAAATATAAAAGTATTTTAACAAATGCTTTTAACCTTTGCAATTCAGGAACTCTTACTAAATCACAAAGTGAAAATCTTTTTAACTTTTTTGAAACAAACAAGCTAAATGATACAGTTAAAACTAAAGATGTCTGATAATTGTGTTTTTGTTCCTGATTACATTTCTGAAAAAGGTGAGTTTTATATTAAAAGTACTGTTGTTGGTAGATTAAAAAAAGAAGATAAAGATATTATTATTCATAATCCTAATACAGGATTGAATATGAGAAAAACATTTCTTGATTTACAATTAGATAGTGAGGTTGTACCTTATACTAAATTTAATTACCAAGAAGGTGTTTATTCAAATCATCGATTAATCTTTAAACCTGATAACAGTAATATTAACTCAAATCCAGATGTTAATACTTGGGAAACTGCAATTTTAAAACGTTTTCATTGGTCTTGGTTTAATGAATTGAGAGAAGTTTTGAATACAGAATGGTTCAAAGAACTTAATTACAAATGTAATAATCTTGAAAGAAATGCATATACTGTACATCCTGCAAGAGAAAATGTATTTAAATCTTTTGAGTTAGATATTACTAAAATAAAAGCAGTTATATTAGCTCAAGACCCTTATCCCAATGATAATGCTACAGGTATTGCATTTGCTACACATAAATCACAAAAACCAGTTTCTTTGCAACTAATTGAAAAAGCAATAAAAGCTGATTTTGATTATGATGAAACAGCTAATCTTGATAATTCTTTGTCACATTTAACAAATCAAGGTGTTTTACTTCTTAATTCTGCTTTGACTGTTAGAAAAGGAGAACCTAATTCACATGCTGAATTATGGAAACCTTTTATTCAAAAGGTGATAGAGGTTATAAATGGACAAACCCAACCTGTTGTATTTATCCTAATGGGGGCAAAAGCGCAATATTTTAAAAAGTATATTAGTACTTTTCATTTTACGCTTTCTTGCGAACATCCTGCAAGAGCTAATTATGAACAACGTGCTTGGGAACATGAAGGAGTATTTAGAAAAACAAATGAAATCTTAAATATTTTTAATCAACCAATCAAATGGATAATCAATTAACACAAGAAGAATTAGCTGAACTAGCTGAACAAGGAATTTTTGTAGGTGACTTTGTATCTTTTGACACAAGTAGACTTGATTTAGCAATCAAAGCATCTGAAAAACTTAATGTAGGTCAAAAGATATTAGTTAAAAATCCTACTAATCACATGAGGTCAAAATTATATGTTCAATCTAAACTTACTTCTGATTTTAAAGTAAGTACGATTATATACAAGGAAGTTGATACCACAAAGAGACAACTTGTAATCAAAAGAATTAAATAATTTTACTTGCAAATTAAATTTTTTATTTATAATTTAGAGTGTCTTTAAAAGGCACTCTATTTTTTTTTCAAATCTTAAATATCAATAAAAAATGGCAGACTTACTAACACTTTCGCAATTAGAGGAATCTAAAATCTTTGTACACCCTAAATCAGAAACCTTGCGTTTTAAACATCCTATGGATTATTTAGAACCGTTTCTTAATAAATTCCAAGATATTCCAGTTGAATGGACTTTTCAAGCAGATGATAAAGTTATTAATGCTGAAAAAACATTGTCAACAGGAGAACTTAATGTAGATGCAGAAGGTATTCAAAATGTAGCCTATGGTACAATACTTGCTAAAGCTAAACTTCCTGAATCTTTTAGTGTAGTTCCTGATATTGATTCTTTGTTTCGTGATATGACAGGTGAAATTGGATTAGTTTATAATCTCAATTCATTAAAACCTGAAATGCGTCTTTACAAAGGTAAACGAATTACATACTGTAGCAACGGATGTATTTTTGGAGCTGATAATATTACTTCATTATCAATTACAGGTAATTATCATAGAGTTTATGATGATACAGTAAGATATATTGATAATTCATTAGGTGATGTTCAAAAGTATAAGCGTGTAGCTGAATACATGTATGAACAGAAACTTAATAAAAATCAAATTTATGAACTTGCTGGTGAACTTTTGTTCTTTGCTAAAAAGAATAAAGAACTTGGTATTAATCCAGTTTCTGATGCTATTAGTTCTTTAATGGATTCTTCATCACGTTATAGTATTGTAAATGATGAAACAACTGTTTGGAATATGTATAACAGCGTTACTGAATCTATTAAAAAGAGTAACATTCTTACTGAAAGTACTAAAGTAATGCTTCTTCAAAAAGTGTTTGTTAAAGATATTTCATTATTAAACTAATGAATAAGTACATCAAAGTTACAGGAACTCATGTTAATTGTAAAATACCTTTAAAAGGTAAAGGTTTTAAACAATTAAAAATTCTTAAATCAACTCTTGATAGAATTGAAGGTGATAAAAAGCATTTAATAACTATTGTAACTAATGAATAATTTACAACTTACTACAACCCGTTAGGAAATATGGAGAATCGTAAACATGTAGCTTTATTATACACTTATAATAGACCTCATCTTCTTGGTAGAAGTATTAGATGTTGGTTAATGCAAGACTATCTTAACAAAACTCTTTGTATATATAATAACAGCCCTAATTATATTGAATTAGAGCTAAAAAAGATTCGTAATGATGGTGATTCAATTATGTATGAAGATAATATTATTTTATGGAATAATCATATATCACTTTATACAGAAAATCATTATGATAATCTAGGAGAAATATATAATGATGGTTTGTATTATTTTCAAAATTATATAAAACAATCAGATGTAGTAAGTTTATGGCAAGATGATGATATGTATTTGCACAATCATCTAAACGCATGTAATTCTTTTAGAGGTGAGATATATAAACCTTTTCAATCCATATATCGTGATGGTGTAAGTAAAAAAACTACTTTAGAATCTAACACTTTTGAAGGTAGTTGGTTTATTGATAGTAAGTTTTTATTATTAAATGGATTTGAAGAACCTAGTCAATATCCCGAAGAAGGATTAATTAAAAGCTTAAGCTCTACTGGTATTATTGTAGATAAAGAACTACCTGCTACTTATATATATGAATGGAATAATGGAGTTCATCATATGTCAGGAGGTTATTCAAACCATGATACAGCATTTAAAAATCATAGATTAAATAACAACAACATTGCAAAAGATAATGTTGTGAAAATTTGGTCAGAAGAAGAAGTGCTAAATGAAATTAACTTTGACTTGTTAAAAGAATAACATAATGAATATAGAAGAAAGATACAAAAATCTTAAATCATCATTCAAAGAGTTGTCAGAAAAACAGTTTCACAACAAGAAGAAAAAAATTCATGTTAAGATTACTGTTAACATTGGTCAATTAGCTAAAAATGTTTATACAAATGAACATAGTACTACTGAAAAGTATTACAACGAGATAATGGATTTATTAATAACAAACTGTATAATTGAAGAATTAGAACCAGTATATGATATTGATGTTGACATTATTGATTTTCTAAAGAATCATGATGAAGAAGATAAAGTTCTTTTTCTTACTGATTATTTAGAAAGTTATTTGCAAGTTCAATTAATCAAAAGAGAACCTGCTATTTTTGAATATATAATGAAAAACAAACTAAAGTTAATATGAATTACATCGAATATCAAAACTTAGCTAATAGGACTTTTAAAAGTCTTTATGAAGAAAATAGTAATGCTCGTCACATGATGATGGGTGTTATTACTGAAATAGGTGAAATTATTGACATTTATAAAAAGAATTTAGCTTATGATAAACCAATTGATAAAGTAAATCTTTCAGAAGAATGGGCTGATGTAGCTTGGTATTTAGCTAATGAAGCTTGTAGAACAGGTGTATTGTTAAACTTTGAAGATTATCATTTAGCAGAACATTATGTTAATTGCCCAATAGAAGAGATTTTGATGGATGTTGTAATTTCATTTAAACAAATGCAACAAATTAGAATAAAAACTAATTATAACAAAACCATTACTTCTAATAATCTAAATGCACTTTTTAATCATTGGGTTTATATTGGTGAAAATGTGCTTGAAATTAACACTGATAAGGCTCTACAGAATAACATTGACAAATTAAGAGTTAGATACCCTGATAAATTTACAGAAAAAGCAGCTCTTAATAGAGATTTAGATTCTGAAAGAAGAGAACTTGAAAAATAAAATTTATTAAGTCACTTTATTGATTAAATACCTATTTACTTTTAGTTTATAGGTATTTTTTATTTCATATTATAAACTTTAAAACAACTATCAAAATGGAACAAGCAAGTATATCATCGATTTTAAGTATGTCATCAATTGTAAATAAATTAAGACTTTTATTTCCTGATAAACATATTGTTGCTGAAAAACAAATTGGATACAGTGGACATTTTTATAATGAAACACTTGATGAAAATGAAATTGAATCACTTACAACAACAAAATTTAGTGTATATATAGAAGACTTTGTTTATGATGATTATCATAAACATAGTTGGACACCTTCTTATTATACAGTTGAAGAAGTACATGAATTTTTAAAACAATATGTAAAAGGTTATGAATAAGTATATAGATGTTAAAATAACAACTTGGCAAAGACTGCATTTTAATGATGATGCCAACATGCAAGATTTAATACAAAAGTTAAAAGAAAATACATTTCCTTTTGATTTATGTTATGAATCAGAATTTGAAGAATTAGAATACTTATCAGAGGCTGATGAGTATTTATATCCTAATGAAAACAACAATCAACCTACAGTTGAAGTTTACGAAGGTAATGAATTTCAAGAATGCATTTGGACTAATCAAATTTATGAAAACAATTAATGTAAAAGGTCTTATTGGTGATGTAGTCTATGCAATTAACAAACATAATAGTTACCCTGTTTCTATAAACAGGGTTTCTATTGTTGAAATTGTAATTAGCAAAGGCAAAACTTTATATTTAGTAAAGGATTATTACCCTAATAACGAAGATGAATGTGAATGGAATGATTTTACTGATGTTTATGAAACAAAAGAAGAAGCTTTCAAAGCATTTAAAGAAATGTTAAACAAAATAAAACTATGATAATTGCAATAAGTGGTAAAAAACAATCAGGTAAAGATACTGTTGGTGAAATAATTCAAAGTCTTATTATAAATAAGAAAAAGATTTCAAACAGTAATGTTCCACATTGGCATTACACCTCTGATTATTCAAGTGATTGGACAATAAAACAGTTTGGAACTAAACTTAAACAAATTATATCTATTCTTACTAATATTCCAATTGAAGAGTTGGAAAAGGAAGAAATTAAAAATAAAGTATTAAGTAGTGAATGGGATAGATATTTATTAAAAGAATATTGGGTAAATGATAACCACGTTGTAGATGAAAAGTATGTTTATTTTGCAACTGAAAAAAGTATGCAAGATTATATTAATACAACAAAACATACAGATTATACTTGTTATCAAGCTGGTAAACGTTCTATTACAATAAGACAACTTCTTCAACAAATAGGAACAGAAGTTATGCGTGATGCTATTCATCCTAATATTTGGATTAATGCTTTATTTAATGACTATTATAAATCAATAAAAGAATTAAATCCTTTTGAAGACCCTATTCCATATTTTGAAAAAAACGCAAAATATCCAAATTGGATTATTACAGATTTAAGATTTCCTAATGAATTAAAGGCTGTCAAAGAAAAAAAAGGTATTACCATTAGAGTTAACAGAGACTTACAGAAAGAATCAGATGATTATTCTCACATTTCAGAAACAGCTCTTGATGACGCTGAATTTGATTATGTGATTAATAATAATAAAACTATTGATGATTTAATTGAACCAGTAAGAGAAATTTTAAAAGCTGAACTTATAATATGAAATTATGGGAACAATAGAATGTATGATTCAACGTAAGAAGCCTCTTTATGAGGCTCTTACACAAGATGATAAACATGCAATATTAGAAGAAAACAAGAATATTGATTATTCTTATTTATCTTTAATCAAAGAAGTTTTATCTCATAAAGGAGTTACTGTTGATGATTTATTATCAGGATATAATGGAGTTCGACTTATTAATATTAAAAAATCACAATAATGCCTAGATACAACTTACATTTGTACGAAGTTACACCTAATGAATATCGTAAAGGCATATCTATAGACGATGATATTATTGTTGTTACAAAAGATAAAGTCTACAATGATTTAGAAGCAGGTGAGTTTTTCTATATTAAAACTGAAACTCCTTATGATGGTTTCCTAGAATTATGGCATAAATATACTCCTACACGTAATCCAGTTGTAATAATTAGACTGAGTTCAATTAAAAGTATTGAAGAAAAAGATGGTATTAAAACAATAACTTTATAAAAGAATGAATGATGTAATTGAATTACTGGAATATGTAATAAATAACGACTTTGAGGGTATGCTACGGTTTTTTCCAGATGGAGTTGTTCGTGGAAGTGAGAAATACAATTCTGTTGATGACTTTGAGTTTTCAGGATTGTATGATGTAGATGCTCTATACATAAGCACTGCAAGAGATAAGATGAAGAAACTTTGCTTAGAATTTTGCCTTAAAAAACTAACGACCAATGAATAACCTAGATAACTCTCCGTGGGCTGCATTTAGCGGCCTACGAACTCTCCGTAATTATACTGATGAGCAACTAGAACAATTTACTGAAAGGCTACTGGATAGTAGTTATGATTTTGATGAGGCATATTTTAGAATAAGCTCATTTATTGAGACTTTGACTAAGATAAGAGATTTTATTGAAAGTAAACATGAGCCTAAAAAATCGAGCTAACATGACCGTACCTGTACGACTAGACCAACAACGGTACGATAAAGAAGTACGGCAAAAATTTAATTCTACCAACAAACCTAAAACTTTAATAAGATGAGAGCTGTAATTGAAATTGGACTTGAAGATTTTGACACGGACGATATAAAAGAATACTTGGAAGATATGGGCTACTTCGTTGTAGTAGAAGGTCGCGATGATATCCCCAAAATTCTTGAATATTTGTCAGATTATGGAATGTATTTGTCTAAAAACTATGATAATGAATCCTTTTCTTTTCAAAAAGATTTAATAAATGAGATAATTGACAATGCTGTAAATAAATACGGCTATAATAAAGTTATTGAACGACTTCAACGAGTCTTTTAGTATAAAACGTAGTGTGTACATTTGATGAGAGTAGTGTCACAGCTCAAGTGATAAATAGGACAGCAACCGTAATAATAAATTAACATAACAATTAAAAAGATAAAAAAATGAATATTGGAGATTATGTATTTGTAGTAGATTGGGGTAAACAATATACTACTCTTACTAAATGGAATAATGAAACTCGAGAAAGAGAAAAGGTATTTCCAATTAAAACAGAAATACCAGATTATTCTGGAACAGACTTACATTGGGAATGTAAATACGAACCAAACCTAACTTTAAAAGGCACTGTAAATAAAAGAGAGCCTAGAAAGTTGGTAGAAAAAATTCCTATTTATAAAAATTATAAATGGGAAGTATTGGAAATATTCAAACATCCTAAGGCGGGTAAGCCATTTTATACTTTAGAAGAGTACACTCAAGAACAACTGGATGCTTGGAAAGATTATAATTATTGTTATACAGAAGAAAACTTATTATTAATAGCTTCTGTACATTCAGATAATAATAGAGGATGTCATGTAGTTATTGAAGAGACTGGGGTTTCAAAATTAACACCTGAACAATTTGAACAACATGGGAAATCGATTATTGAATCTCTTAATTTGAATAAATGGGATAGAAATAACCTCATAAAAAAAGATATACCCAAAGAAATAATATCTTCTTTTTACGATAAAGATGATAAAGTATGGTTTGGTATAAGATTTATAAAAGGACTAGTTTGCTATAATTATTTAGATGCCAAATATTCAGTTGATAATAAACCTATTTATCTTAGCTCAACAGTGTTATATGATGGAATAGGAAATGTAGGATGTCCTAATCCTGAATTGATTAAAAGTTTTGAATGGATTAAAAACTTTTTGGAAATATAATAAAAATAAACAAATATGACACAAATTGATGCTAAAATTGTTGCTGATTCTATTAATATTCACGGTGATAGAATTACTACTTATTTACTTACTTATCCTAGAATCATTCATGCTGAACTTATGACTCATCGTATGTTCTCAAGAAACGCATCTAGTTCAAGAGCTGTTCCAATTAAAAGAATGATTGAATCTGTAAGAAATAACATGTTCATCCCTTTAGCTATACAGAAGTCACATAAAGGTATGCAAGGAGAAGAATACTTTACAGGAGATATGTTGGAACAAGCTAAACAATTATGGATTGATAGTGCTGAATTAGCTTTACAACAAGCTGAAAAAATGAGTAACTTTGGTATTACTAAACAGCTTGTAAATAGAATACTTGAACCATATCAGTATTATCAAGTGTTAGTAACTGCTACAGAATATGATAATTTCTTTGATTTAAGATGTCCTCGTTATGATAGTCTTTATAACGATTATGAATATTACAAATCTTGGGAAGATTATGTAGGACATATTGAAGATTATCAAACTGAAAATTATGTTAAACGTTTTGATATTGTAGGTAAACTAAAAGAAAACAAAGGTCAATCTGAAATTCATATAATGAATTTAGCTGAAAAAATGTGGAATATGCAAAATGAAACAGTTCCTAAAAAGTTAAAAGCTGGTGAATGGCATATTCCTTTTATTGATTCAATTGATAAAGTACAATTAGCAATACCTCATAATGAACCTACTTATGGTGAAAACACTGTAAAAGATATTATTAAAGTATCAATAGCTAGATGTGCAAGAACTTCTTATACTACAGTTGGTGATGAAAATAAAGAGTTTGATTATGAAAGTGATATTAAATTATATGATAAACTTTTAGAATCAGGTCACATGAGTCCTTTTGAACATGTTGCTAGAACTATGACTAATGATGAATATTATTCATTTATAAAAGGTAAATCTACTGAACCTTATGGTTTATATTCATTATACAGATTATCTGCAAATAATTCAAAATCAATGTTTGGTTGGTGTAATAATTTTAAAGGTTTTGTTTCTTATCGTTATATTGTTGAATCTAACTAAATCCTAATATGAAAGAAGAATTAGTTATATTTGAAACAGCTAAATTAGCTAAAGAAAAAGGTTTTGAACCTTTACCAACACAATCAATTTTGCAAAAGTGGCTGCGAGAAGAACATAACTTAGAAGTTAATGCCTACGGAGTAAGATATACGGGAGACATTAGTGTTACTTATTACACTTATTCAGTTAACGGAGTTACTCAGTTAAGAGCTTATAAGTGTGATACTTATGAAAATGCACTAGAAGCAGGTTTGCTTGAGGCACTTAAATCTATTAAAGATTAAAGGATATGATTAGTAAGACTTCCTAATTATCCTAATGGGTAAAGTCAGTTTAATAATATTTTAGCTGATTAAGTCACTATAAGAAGCTTACTTTTGATGTTATTGCAACAAAAAAGCCCTTGAAAAAGGGCTTATTTGCTTTCAATCCATCCTAACTATCAATAAACAAACCAATTTTTCATCAGATTTTAACAGCTTTCCATTTAGCAGCAGGACAATTATAATCAGGATGAGCAGACTTACAACCAAGGCTGCATCCACAACCTGATACTAATTGTCCTGTATCTACATTTTCAATTAATATAGTTCCACTGTTATCACAAACTCCGTTATTATCAACATTTAACTTACAGCTATTGCAAATAGCAAGTCTATATGCAATTACTTTTTTTAGTTTATCTTGTTTTTCAGATGTATTGATAATATCACCAAAGTAGTAATTACTACAACCTAAAATTACATCAGATAAATTAATATCCTTCCATTTGAGATTAGATAATCTAGTCCAAAGATTCATATTAACTTAGTTTTTTAATTGTTTCGTTTTTAATAGAAGAACCAAGACTGCTACCATAGAAAAATGTTATGATAGCAGTTAAACCACTACCTACCATGATACCTAAAAGAGTATCTGCATTTCTAATATTCTTTTCAGGTACTTCAAAAAAGGTAACTCCAAAAGCATAAATCATTTGAAGAGTAGTTATAAAAATAGCAAAGTAATAAATAAATCGTTTTGAAAACAAATCATCTTGACTTAAAGCTTTAACTTGCAAATCTCTTGCATCAGCTCTATCAACAGCATCTGTTTTGTAATATTCAAGCTGTCTATCTAATTCTTTTTGAAAGTTTTCAGCTTCAAAAGTTTTCAAACGATAATCTTGCTCATTTTTTAACTTTTCATAATCAAGCTTTTCTTGTTTGGTAAGAACAAATCTATCTACTGTATTAGCACCTGCTTCTATTAAATCTTTAACAGCATCTGTTGTTCCAAATAACTTATCTAATAATCCCATGAAAACTATTTGTTTATTGATTGTATTTATTATTTACACTTTAATCAATTTTTTATTATGCTTAAATCTTTTTTTAAATTTTCTGTAGGTGAAACAACTTTAGTTTCAGGAAGTTGTATTCTACTTACATAATTTTTACGAGGGTCTTTGTTTTGCTTTCCCATTACTTTGAGTGTTTAATATAAGCGTTTTTTAATTTATTATGATAATTATTAACTGCATATTGAGGCCCGTTATATCCTCTAGCAAAAGCTCTCCATGATTTAGTTTTAAGTTCATCTAATAAACCAGCATTTTTAATATAATCTAAACCTGCTTTAATTTGTTTATATTCAGATTCAAACATAGCAACTACAAACTCTTCAATTGTATTATAATTAACTAGTTTATAATTAAATCCCATAACTTGCATGCATCCCCAAGAAGCTGACATTAAAGCTGCTTTATTATCTAATTCTCCAGCTTCATTAATTCTTTCTATTTGATTTTGATTATAATAAGTCTTAACCCATTTAGGATAAGATAAGTGTGGATGTGTTTTACTAAATTTGCCTTTTGTTAATCTATGAAAAATATGACCTTCATAAAGAACAGAAGGATAACCGCTGTTATCAAAGCCGTCACCTGATGATTCTACTTCTAAGACGGCTTTGATAGCAGCTAATTCAATGTCATATTCTTTAGCTAAATTTTGTAATTGTGAATTTGTTATAAATTTACTCATTATCTTTTTCTATTTCATTCATAAAAGACAACCAACTGTTGTAACCTATTATTAATTTTCCAAACTTATCATAATTATCAAAAACATCTTCTTCTCCTAAAATAAATGCTTCATAAACATCTTTTGGTATTGTAAATACATCATAAATATTTCTAGCAAAATTAATCATAGGAATAGGTGATTGTACAATTTCAAAAAAGCTATTTGGATTAAACCAAAAACTGTTTTCAGCAACTGTTCTACTTAAAATACGATTTAATACTTTTTGCCAAGCTTCTTTTTCTTCATCATCATCACCTTTTAAACCAGCTTTAAGTCCTATAATACCCAGTAGAATAGTAGCTTCCATCAAAGTAGCTTTCATATTTCTAAAATATAGATTTCTATAATCATCAAAGCTACCTAGTTTAGGGTTAATTTTAAGGTCTTCATTATATTTTTCTAATAACCATAAATCTAATTTACCATTTTTAGTATTCTTAATAAACTCAAATATAGGTTTAAGAGTTTTTTCTTTTATCATGGTTTCCCACACAAGCTTGCCAGTACTTCTGTATTTACCATAAGTCATTTTTTCTAAAGTTGCATTATATTTAAGAGAACCAAATTTACTTGTTCCTATTGGTAACATCCATCTACGAAATTGAAGTGATAGTTGTCCAGTAAGAGTATTTCCAGCAAGTTGTATATCATATTCACTTGTATTACCTATAATTTGAGAGTTAACAGCTCTTACTTTTTCTCTAAATCTAAATAATTCCTCTTCATTAGCTATTGGTAATCTATACTGACCTTTATCATTAACTTCTAATAGTTCTAACAGGTTTTTATCTCCGTCTGTTTTTTTTACTATTTTATTATCTTTAATGGTATAATTCTGTGACATAGCTACTAATGTTGCATTTTGCAACAACCAGTCTCCTTTTTTCTGTAAAGTATAAAGTTTATCCCAAGTAAAGAATTTATTAATTTTATCAACACTTACATCTTTAAAATTACTAGCATCATAAACATTTGAATCTACATCAAACATTTTAATTGCTGCATAAACTTTAGAATCCTTGTTAAAAATACTCTTTAATGTAAGTTGATATTGTGCTTTAGTATAATCAGATTTTTTAAATTCATCTCCAGCATAAGAATAAGCACCTACTAATCCTCCTGTAAGGTTAGATAATCCTGAAAATAAATTTATTGCTAATTGAGTAGCTGAAAAATGTTTACTAACAGCTTTAACTGCTTTTCTTCTACTCATTCCTAATAATTCACTATCTTCATCTTTAGATGATTGACCATAAAAGAAATTGTTATGATATTCTATATATTGTTGAATAGTTTCAAAATCTGTATTTTTAGTTGCATATTCTCCATTTTTAGTAACTAACTTACCATTTTGAGTTACATATTCTTTGCTTCTTTTAAGTCCTTCTAAAAACAACAACGATGTATCATGTTGATTTTGTAAAAGTTCATTACCATAAACTGCATCAGCCCATAAAACAAGAACTTCACCTAAATCAAATGACTGTTGTGATACATCTCTTTTACTTTCACTTGTATTATATTGAAGTGGAACTTTATATATTTTATTACCTTGTGAATCTAATTCAAACGATTCCCACTCTTCTGTACGAAGGTCATCAAGTGCATTGTCTCTTAAAGCTCTAAGATTAAATCCACTATCTATAAAATTCCTAACTGTACCTTTACGAACATAAGGTATTAAGTTAGTATGTCTTATATCAGCGTCAGCATGTTGATTAGCATACTGATTAAGTTCTACTATTTTTTTATAAATCTTTGCTAATCCCCCATTAGGATTACTTCTGATGTATGTAACATACTCAGGATTTAAGAATTTATCAAAATTAGCATTTTCAGTATCATAAAACTTTGAATTAGCTTTACCAAGTGTAACACTAATAAGAAAAGCTTTATATCTTTTTAATGCTTCTGCTTTATAAGTATCAGAAGATGATTCTAATGATTTTGCTTTTTCTGTTAATTTAGTTTTAAAGTATTCATTGAGTTCATCTAACTTCACATATTGTCCTAATGGAGTATTTTTAATATGACTCATTGAAAACGAATCAAGATTTTTATACAAACCTTTTTGATTATCGTCAACAAAAGTAAACCATTCAGCTTTCTTTTGAGCAATTAGTTTACCATTAGGTTTACCATTTTTATCCTTTTGTAAAATTGGTAAAAACATATCGACTCCGCTTTTACCTGTTTCAGTTTTAATTTGAGCAATTATATCTTTAACTTCTTCTTTAAGTTTTCTAACTTTTATTTCTTTTTGAGCAGCTATTCTATTAAAAAGTTTGTACAAACCTTGAAATGCAGGAATATCATAATCTGATAATTTATATAATCTATTCCACCAACTAGAAGGTTTTATAATTTCATCTGTTACCTCAAATGTATTATTATAAGCTTTTAAAATGTTATCAATAACTTCTTTTTGCTCTTGCACATAACCCGAAGTTTCTAATATTTCAGGTATAGCTTTTTTATCTTTATCAAAAACTAAATTCTCTTTAAGTCTATCTTCATAATAATCATAAAGTTGTAACAAGTTAAAAATTTCTTCACTTGTTAAACTTTCACTTTCTGATTTCTTAATTAAACCTTTAATAATATTTAAATCAATTTCTGCTTGGTTTTTAATTACGTCAAGATTTTTACTAACTTGTAATTTAGCAATATCACGTTTTAATTCATCAACTTTATATCTACTTTCACTATCACTTTTAGCACTTAATTGACGAATCCTGTCTTCAATTTTGCTAATCATTTTATCAATGTTAGTAATTCCAGTTCTTTCATCTGGTGAAGGTACTGGATTAAGATTTTGAAAACCTTCTTCGTCGTTGTATTTGTTATTACCTATTTGAAATTCAGTTACTAAGTCTGTACCTTCTTTTGCAGTTACTTTATCACTAAAATTAACGTTAATAGGTATCATACGAGTTTGACCAAACTTGGTTACTCCGTAATCTTTTAATATAGTTCTATATTGCATAAGTTGCTCATACCACTTGTCAGTATAAGATTTTGCAATATTAGGTCTATCAATTATACCAGTTGATGTTTTATAATCAAATATATTAGCTCTTCCTTCTGAATCTATTATAATCAAATCAATTGTACCAGCAAGTTTACCATTGTGAATGTTTACTTCTGTATAATATTCATGTGTGTCAGGATTAAATTCTTCAATAATAGCTTTTATAAAACGATTCATTTTTGCATGATAAGCTGAATTAAGCATTAAAGGTCTATTGTCAGTTTTACCTAAAGCTTTATTTACTAAAATCATCATATCATTGTGAACTTTAGTACCAAAAGCAGCTTTATTATCATTGGCTTTCTTTTGTACATCTGTCAGTTCTTGTGTATTATTATAATACTTACCTTTAGCTTTAACAACTTCTGATACTCGTTTAATATATTGCCAAACTCCATCTTTAAGTATCTCTTTTATATCATTTCCATCTGCTTTTTCTACTGTTCGTATTTCATCATTTCTTTTAGTAATAATAGCATCTAATTTCTTTTGTTCATTACTAAGCTGAAAATAAGCACTTTCATTAACAAATCTTTCCATATCAGATATAGCTTTATCTGAATTTAGAATATAAATCTGACTTGGTTCAAATACTGCATATTGAGTATCAGTATTTACTGAATATAAATCATCAGTTTGTATTCCAAAAATTCCATTAAAAGTAACAGTTTTAGTTTTATAATTTTTTTCAGCATCTTTTAAAGAAGATGTATATTCTGTTATATTTTCTAATATAACACCATCATTATTTTTAGAAGCATCATTAAAAATTTTTTTAATTTCTTCCCCTTCTTTACTTTGTTTAATATAATTTAAATTAGAAGCTTGTTTGGGATTTTTTAAATTTAATATCGCAGAAATAACATTATTTTGGTTTTTATTTATATATTTATTTAAAATTAACCTGATTTCATTAAGATTTTTATTTAAATAAATATCAACACCTCCTATTTTATTAAAATCTTCTATTAACAATTCGTAATTAGGAAGTTCTTTTAATTGTTCTATATTGTCAGCACCTGCTAAAGCATGAAAAATATTATTTTCTATACTATTATCATCAAGATTTATTTCTTCATTTAGTTTAAATATATTACTTAAATCTCTTTTTGTTATAGTAAATGAATTACTTTCCCATTTTAAAGCATTTATATAATCTTTAAAAAAGAAAATAGCTTTTTCAAATCTATATTTGGTAATATCAAAATTATCAAATTTATTTTTTGTACCATGATAAACAATATCTTTTACTTTGCTATTAGGAAATACAGAATCAATAAATCTTTGTATATCTTCGTCACTATACTTACTCCATCTGCTATCTGATTGCTTTAAGTTAGCTATGTTTTTTCTTTGTGACTCTGTCAATAGTTGTTGGTTATAATAATTATTATTTGCATTAAATTCACCTTGATACTTACCTTTAAGAATATTACTAGCTGCTAATTCAAAATAATTTTCTACAGCAGCTTCATTAATTAATCCTATTTTAGCTAATTGAGTTTTAAATTTATCTAAAACTTTATCAAGCCATCTTGTAAATCTATCAATTAATCCTTGTGATTCATTTACATTATTTCTATCAACAATAATTTTAGCTATCATTTTACCAATAGCTTCTTTTCTAATTTTATACATATCAGGACTTCCGTCGCTTTTTGTATAAGTATTTTTATATTGTTGATAAGTTTCCATAAATATATCATATTTTTCAATATCATACATCATAGAATTAAACAAAGGGTCTTTAATTTGTTCAATATAATCAACAAAAAAGTGAGCTGCTTCTTCAGGAAGAGTATCAATACGACTTTTGTTCATAGATACATAAGCTACTTTAGCTAACATATCTGCTACACCTAAAGCTCCTGTATCTTTGAATCTACTGTTCTCAATATAATCAACTCTTACACCAATAGCCTCCAAGAGTGTTTTAATTTTTGCATTGAGCTTACTATCAGAAGGTTGCTTTTGATTAGATTGTTTTTGTTGAAATTGATTTTGATTAACAAACTTTTTAAATCCTTCTATATCTTTTTTACTTCCTAGTATGTGGATTTGTTCTGGTTCAAATACTACATTTTCATTAGCGTATTCTCCTTGTTTATAAACAACACCATCGTATCCAAGTTTTTGCATTAATTCTGTTTTTTCAGAAGCATCTAAATTTTTTAATTCTTTTTCATCAGAATATTGTTCAAGATATTCTTTAGGAACATCGTTAATTCTATTTTTTTCTATAAAAGTATTAGGATAACCAAAAATAGGATTTTTTAAATTTAATAGATATGAGCCAATTGTTTTGTAGCTATATACATCTCTTTGAGAATAACTTTTATCTCCTGCAAAAAAGAATCCTTTTCCTAAACCAACTCCTGTTTTTTGTATTGTATTTTTATCAAATATTGTTCTTACTTCATTTGATTTAGTACCATGATAAACAATATCCTTTACTTTACTATCAGGAAATATGGTATCTAAGTATTGAGAGTATTGTTCAGCAGTACCTATATTAGCTAACTCAGGATTAGAATCAAATAACTCTTCTACTCCAGGTTTAACTTGACTATTACCAAGTTGATAATAAACATTATCACTTTTTAAATCAAATTTATAAGCATAACCTCCTCCTGTAGGTACTTTTACAGGGTATATATTATTAGCTAACTTGGGATATTTAGCTTTAAGATTTTTTAATACTCGATTAAGTACAACTTTACTATCTGCATATCTATTATTAGATTCATTTGCATAAAAATCTAGCAGAGTTGTTATATCATTATCAAGATATAAATTGTTATTTACAATAGGTTCTCCGTTTGAATCAAGGTTTGTTAAACCTAATAAATCTTTATTAGAATTTAAATCAGCCCACTTTTCAAAAGCTGTAACAGAATCTCCTTTATAATAATCTAACAAATTCTTATAAAGATTACTTTCTCGCCCATTAGTAGAATGTACTTTAGAAGGTAATCCATTCTCAATAGTTACTTGACAACTCATGCTTGATAGATTTTTATTACTTATTACAGATTTCTATACCTTTTTTAACAGCCATATCAGCTACTTTATTATTATACTTATTTCTACTTGATTTTAACTTATTTTCAACATCTGATACTAAATATCCTATAAGCTTGCTATTATACTTAGTACCAGCTTGCATCAATGCATCAAATAAATTATCGTTACTTCCAACAGGTGCTGAAATTTCTTTAATAATATGTTCAGGTAAAATATGATAAAGAGTTACAGGGCTGTTCATTAATCCCGATTGGAATATACTAAAAATAACCAAATCTTTTGCTAATTCAGGCTTATTTCTATACAATTCTTCAAATGCAAATGATATTCTATTAGACTCATCTACTGATAAAGACGCACCTTCATTTAAAACAATTGCTTGTTGTCCAGACACTCCTTCTGCATTATCCAAGAATAATAATTTATTTCTAAAGTATCCAGTAGGTAAATTAGCTTTAAGGTTTGCATAAATTGATTTTAAATCAGGCTGTTCAAACTTATTTTTAGCAATGATATTATATTGTAACAATGCTGTTAAAAACATTTGTTTAAATCTATTAGCTCTATAAGTTCTTTCATCAGCAGATAGTCTTTTAAGTTTATCAAAACCTGATTCTGTAGAACCTACATTAATCTTTTCATCATAAGCATATTTATTAAGTGCATCATAATATTCAGGAAATTGAGGTTTACCATCAGATGTTTTAGAATAATAAAGTTTATTTAAACCAAATGCTAATCCAGTAAAATTATTAGCTTTAAATGCAATTTCTCTAAATGCTGATTGAAAACTATTTTCAGGATTAATAGAATTATCAAAGTTATGAAAATAAGTTTTTAAATCAGATTTACTTTGTTCAAACTTGCGTTGTCTATATTCATTTTCTTCAATGCTTTTACCAGTACCTTTAGTATCAAAGTTACTAATGTTCATTAAATCAGAAAGTTTTTCAGACCATTTTTCTAAAGCCATATAAGTTTTTAAAATACCATAATCAGTTTCTTTTAATGAGTTTAATGCTGTTTCATTATTCAAACCTTTAAAAGAAGCTTCATTATTAGCTTTTGATATTAACGCTTCTAATTTCATATCAATAAGTGATGAGTCGTAAGTTAAGTCAGTTCTAGCTCTTTTAAGTTCTGCATATTGCTTAACAGCATTATTACTAACCATCATTAATACTTCTCTTGGATGCATTCCTATTCTAATTAACATTAAAACTGTATTGATAGTATTCATATCAATATTAGCAGATGTAATATAATCATCTTTAGCAGCATCTACAGTTGCGTTAATGAATTGACCTATTATATCAGATATTTTAACAAATTCACCATTTCTTACTAATGGTGAATCTGTATTATAAAGAGGTATAAAATCTGAATCTTTATATGTATTATTAATATTTCTACCGCTTTCAAATAAGTTAAGCAAATCTATTAAACTTACACCATCAACTTTTGTAATTAAAGCACCTCCTCTACTATTAACAGTGTGTCTAACTCTAATACCAAGTTTATGTTTTTGAGATTCAGCATGGTGAGTAGCATGAAGAGCAACACTACCTAATGTTGATTTAGCACTCATAAAGCTATATCTTCTTTCAACAGCTTTTAATGGGTCAAACATTAAATAACCATCATTAAGCTTCTTACTACCTTGTGCAGGTTCAATTTCTCCTGTAATAATATCTTTAATTTCACTATTATCAATTGAAGTCATCAATAATTTACGATATTCAGGTGAAGAAAGAACATCATTATAAAATTCTAAAATCTTATTTTCAATAGATTCAGTATCATATTCATTATTTTTTAACTTAGGAAAAAAGATATTTAACTTGTCAATGTCAAAGTCACTACCTGCTTTTTTACTAAGTTCAAAAGGTACTACAATTGCATTACCATAATCTGCTGGTAAAAATCCTTTTATTCTAAGTTTATCAATAGAAGCGTGACCTTGTGTTGGAATACGATACCCTATCAAATCAGTTAATTCTCTAGGTGTATCAGGACTAAGTTGATAATAACCATCTTTGAATACAGTATATTTAACAAAAGCTTTTCTATGTTCATATGGTAATAACACTTCAATTGCATCATTTGTATCTGAATAAAATTGAAGTCTGTTACTATAATCAATAGATTTATTAGCTCTTTCAAAACCTACACTACTTACCATTGCTTTAGCATCACCTGTCATCTTTTGTGAAATCAAGTTATTGCGAATAGAAGCATTTAGAATTTTTTGTAATGTAGATTTATTCATAATATAATCCCAAGAGTTATTATCTTTAAGAGCTTGAATAAAACTTTCAGGAACTTCTCTACTAGTAGCTTGTTGAATAAGTTGTTTTTTAAACTCTTCTCTATCTTTCTTATCTACAATTTCTCCAAAAGTAAAATCATCTTTTAGTTTAAAACGAGCTTTGAACTTCTCCGTGTCAGCTTTAATTTTTTCTAAAATAAGATTTTCATGTATTGCAATAAGTTCATCACCACTTAATGGTCTATCATAATTTCTTAATGTAATTCCGTCAGGAATACTTTCAGTAACAAGTTTACGAAACTGCGTACCAAAAGTAACTTTTTCGTGAGCTAAAGGCATTTCAACTTGAATACCCATGTACTTCCAATGAGAATATTGTAAAAAATCTTCTATATTATTTTCATCGAGCTTTTCTACTTTATTGAATAAATCAGCATCTACCCATTTTTTACTAAACAAAACGTTATTAGGAATATCACCTGCTGCTTTAAACATTTCAGCCATTTCTATACCTGTATAACCATTTAACAATACTTTATTAACATCATCATTATATGCAATTTTATATTGTTTATCAGGATTATTAGCCGCTTCCTCATAAAATTCTCTAATTTTAACTTCAATAAAAGCTTTTGGTAATTTATGAAGCCATTTGCCGCCATAAGAAGGTCTTTCAAATTGACTGCCTTTTCTATATTTACCTTCAACTAATTTTCCTACAGTAGTAGTTCCATCATCTAATTTTTGATACCGCACTCCTTTATAATCAACAGAATCAGGCCAAAAAGTTGCTCCTTCTGATTCATAGTAAACTCCTCCAAAAGCCGATACTTCAAGAATGCTTTCATCAAAGTTACCATAACCCATCAAGTCTTTAGTAATTAAACCATAAGCGTTATTTGATTTAGATTCTTTGTTTTGAATACCAAATTTATCAACGGCTACTTTAGCTGCTCCTCCTCCATGTCTAAATTCAGGATTTGCTCCAAATACAAATACTGTATTTTCATCAGGTTTTATATTACCATCATAAGAATTAACATTTAATTTAACAACTCTTCCTAAATTAAAATTACCATTTTTATCATACATTGATATAGTACCATTATCTATTCTTCTACCAACTTTATTAGCTGATTCAAACATTACTAAATCAACACCACTTTTTAACATAAGTTGTCTAACAACATCTAAATTACTACCTGTTGTAATAACTTTAGAAAGTGGTAATACTGATAACTTATAAAAAGTAGGTACGTCAACACCATTGTAATTTTGAAAACCAAAATGTTGAGGTTTTAATACACTAACTTGTTCATTAAGTTTTTCAATTAAATCATTATGCTGACTTATATCTGATTCAGTTAAAAGAGTTTTAGCTTCTAATCTATCTAAATCTTTGAAAATCATATCAAGTTTTTCATTCCATCTACCACTAGACACAAGCATAAATCTAGCAGAATGATAGTGCATGTAACCTTGTGCATCAGCTGCATTATCAAAGTCACCTAATTCAGCTGCAAATGCTTTTCTTTCAACATCATTAATTACAACTGATTTTAATTCATTTGCATTTATTTTATATAAACCTTTGCTATATTTTGAATTGTACCAATTTACAAACTCTTCATCTAATCTAAGATTAATCTTAGTAGATGATAAAGCATAAGCACGTTTAGCAAAATCACTATAAAAATTAAGAGAGCCTGTAAGCTCATTAGTTTGTTCAGCAATTGATGTTGTATAAATATTATAAAATTTAACTAGCTGTGATTCTGCATACTCAACTCCTGTTTTATCTTTAATGTAAGCAGCTAACTCATATCCTTTTATTTCATTATGTTTAATCAAAGCTTTAATAGCTTCTTCTCTTAAATTATCGGTTAAAGTATTATTATTAACAGCATTAAGTAATTGAGTGTATAATTTAGAATTTGAAAGTTTTAAAATTTCAAATGTAGGAAGTTCTAACTTCATCTTTTGAAAAACTTCTTTACCTTCAAATGCTTGCAAGAAAGCTATTTCTTTATCAAGAATTTTACTATAAACTCTTGTAAAATCATAATCATCTTCAAAAACATAACCTTTTGCTTTAATACCTAATAATGTTGATTTATCACCACTAAAAGCATAAGGTAGAACTTTGTTTTTCAAAACTGATTCAATATAATAAAGTAAAATATCAAGCTGATTAAGTTTATTAGCTGTAATACCTTCTGTTTCATTACCCTTAGTTTGAACTCCATTCATTAAAACTAATTTAGTAAATTCTAAATCAGATTTTAAAGGGTTTTCTTTCTTCTTGTAATCTTCAAGTCTTTTATGTGCGCTAGAATAATTTGATAAACTATATTGAGGAGAACCTTCTGCATTACGAATATTAAATACTTTATCTAAACCTTCACTTGTAGCTATTGTTGCCACAACTCTGTCAATAGATGATTTATTATAATCTAATATTTTAGCAATATTATCAGCTCTTTCAGCTTTTTGTTGTTCACGTTCTTTTACTGTAGGTTTATCGCTAGTTCTACCATCTAAAATGTGATTAATAGTATGATACATGCTATTAGCTAACTTAGAAGATGCATAATCAGCAGATGAAAACATACTTTCTGTATAAATATTTGTGCCAAATAATTGATTAGCTACACGAGCTATTTCTGCTGAACTTCTCTTTTTTGAATCTAATGTTAAATTTCCATTAACTAATTCTTTTATAATAGAATCTCTAACTCTTTTTTGAATAGCATCATGTTGTTTTTCAATTGTTTGATTAACAAAAGCTCTTATTATACCTTTGTCATTTGATATAGCTTTTGATACTCCAAATTCATTTTCTATTTTAGAAAGTAATTCAGAATCTAATGATTGGATTGTCTTTTTTAAATCATTTATATTTTCTGTATTATATTTATTTTTTATTTCATCACTTGATATAGCTTTTAATACTTGAAATTCATTTTCTACTTTAGAAAATACTTCAAATAATAAATTCTGTAAATTAACAGTATGTTTATCAGTTTTATCAGATAATGGTTTATCCATATCTAATAATCGAATTATGTTTCTTAAACCATTTGTGTATTCTTTACCGTATCTATCTGCTAAATTTTTATTACTTAATAAACTTATTAAGTTATTTTTAAAACTATTGTAATCAGATATATCCTCATTAGCATCTCTGATATGATTATAAATCATGCTCATAAAAGTAGCAGGATTTAAATGTCCAAACTCTGTACCGTCACTTTCATTTACAATTAACAAACGAAGTTTAGTTAAGCTACTTGTAAAGAAGTCAGTTTCAGCATCTCCTTTTTTTCTAATATCATTTGTAGTTGAAGCTTCTTCTTCATCAATTTCTTCTTCAATATTTGTTTTAAGAACGTTGTTGAAATAAGCTTTTGCAAATGATAATATTTCACTGTATTTAAACGTGTTATATGCTTTAGTAGCTAAAAAAGGATTTGTTTTTTCCAAATGTTCCATGTAAGTATGAACCGCTACAGCAAAATAAGATGCGACTGCGTTACTGTTATTATCAATGATAAGTTGTTTAAGGTCAGGGTCATCATTAAAATCTTCAGGATTAAGAACTTCATTTATCATTTTTTCACGATAATAACTATCGTTAATAAACTCTATAAATCGCTTTTTATCGTTATCTAAACCGGCTGTTTTAATCGTATGTAATACAAATTTAGTAATATGACTTGAAATTTCTTGCTTTTCATCATAGCTTAAAACCTGACTGTTTCTAACTGTACCTTCATAAACAGGTTTTGCATAATACTTACCATACAAAATATCAGAATATAATTGCTCAATTGGTGTACCTTTAATACCCAATAATAATTTAATACCATTTATTAGTTTATTAAAGTAATAAGCTATTTTACCAACAAAGCCATTATAACCAAGTGCATACATTCTAAATCCTTCTGCAAGAAGTTCTTCTAATTCATAATCATTTAGATTTCCGTATCTGTTTCTTGCTTCTGCATATAAATCATTTAATTCAGATTTAGTTAACATATGCTGACTAACTAGGTGAAACTCTTCATGATAATCTGTTCCTAATGGGGCTGTATCTGATATAAATACCTCACCAGCTTTTGTAACCATACCCCAAGCTCTACCATTGATTAACCCATTTACTAATTCAAAATTAACACCATATTTATTTTCAAACTTATCTCTAGCAGCTTCTAATTCAGAAGTTGTCATATCTCTAAGTCTAGCTGTACCTGCTATTTCAAGAGATTGTTTATTGAAAAAATTATCTGAATCATCAGATTTATCATCAGCTTCTTTTTGAAATCTATTTTTTGTTACTGAAAATCTACTAGCCATTGTGTTTACAACAGGAGGTACTTCAGCAGAAGATGTTTCATCAGCTTCTTCAGCTGCTGATTCTTGAGCAGATGTTGCACCAAAATCAAAACTTGATGTTGTATCTGTTACATCTTTTTTCTTGATGATTCTTCTACTAGCCTTTGTGTTTACAACAGGAGGTATTTCAGCTGCTGATTCTTGAGCAGATTCTTTCTTGATGATTCTTCTAGGACTAAAATTATTTATATTTACAACAGGTTTACTGTCAACATCAAAAGTAAAATAACCTCCTTTAAAATAAGTAGGATTAGTTGTAATATCTTGAACTTCTAAATTACTTTTTAAACCTGCTGATTCTTTTAAAAATGTTGCGTAAGTATAAGAATCATCTTTGTCTAATTTAACAGGCAATGGAAGTCCATTTTCATTAACTATAAATGTAACAAATGGACTAAATTTATTATCATATTTAAAGTTTTCAGTTTCTAATTTAGGGTTTACTAATCGTCTTTCAATTTGTTCCTTTGCTAATTTGCTTACACCATCTTCATCAAATATATCAATCTTTTGTTTATTACCATCAGCATCTAAATAAACCAATGACCACTCACCTCCAGCTTCTATAATATCAATAGCTCCTTTTACCATATCAGCTTGTGTTCCAATAGAATTAGAATTAGCTGTAAATACAAAGCTATTCAAATGCATATAAAAACTTTTAATTCGGTTTTGATAGTCATTATCAGATACTTTATCTTTTGATAACTTAATATAAGTTATATAATTGAAAATAGTATCAGCAAGAGTAAATACATTACCTTTTTTATCTTTAATTTTAGCTTCTGCTAAAGTTCCTACAATTACAGGTTGTAATATGCCTAATTTACGATTTATAACATAAGGTCTTCCGTTTTTAACATTATAAAATACCTTATTTACTTCCATAATTACATCTTCTTCACCTATCTTTCCTTCAGCAACTTCTATATCAAAATCAATACCTTTAAATACTTCTTGAATAGGTTTGTTTACACTTCCTTTTTGAAAAGCTGAAAACTTCCCATTAGGAGTAATAAAAGTTTTCTTTCCATCAGCTTGATTCTTAGCATAAGCTTCTTTAAGTGATTCTCTAAATTTAGCTAATGGACTACCATCTTTTACAGAACTCTGTAAAGTAGTAACCATTGGAATTTTATTATGCTCAAATTTAAGATAGATAGTATCACCATCTACCTCTACTTCTAAGTTAATAGGATTAACATTATCAACAGGTACACTATAAAAATATTTAAAAAAGTTTCTTTTTTCATCAGCGTACTTTCCTGAAATCTTAGAAGGGTCAGAAGGAGCTTTTGTTTTAATTATACTTTCATCCGCATTGTCTGATTCAGATACACTTACATCAAAATCAGCATCATCGTGGAAGTTCTTCGAATACCATTTAGGATAACCTGAACTATAACGATAACCTTTGTTAGTAGTATAATTCCAAAAACTAATCATAGCATCTAATTCTCCTAATTTAATAGCTTTAGGACTTAGAATACCTGTTTCTTGTGCTATCTTATCATATAAATCATCTTCTAATTCTTTTCTGATTTCAGCTAATTCAATCTCTTTAGTTAAAAGTTGTTTATACAAATCAACAAATGTAGCATCTTTACTTGGTGATTCAGCTTGACTATCAATAATTTCTAATAAAGCATCTGTAAGATTATCATTTTTATCTAAAATGTTTTGTGTGAGTTCATCTTTAGGTAAAGACGCTTTTATTGCTTCACTTATTTCACCTAATTTTTCTGCAATAATTTTTCTTTCTTCATTTATAAGCTTGAGTTTTTCTTTTAGAAGTTTTTGCTTATCTGATTCTTTTAATTGAGCATTAGAATCACGATAAGCTTGTACTGTATCAAGAGCTTCTTGAATTACTTTTGGTAAAGGATTATCTAAATCAAAAGCTTCATCTTTATCTGCAAATAATTTTAAATTTTTAATACTATCTTTTAAAACCTCTACATCTGATTCTCTCGTATTTATTTCATTTGCTATAGATGTTGCTAAAAGTTGTTTAATATCATCTGCAATATTTTTTACAGAACCATCGTTTGCATTTAAAGCTTTAAGTTTTTGTTTATAATTGTTAATTTTTTCTTCTTTTGTTTTAATTGTTTTAAGAAGATTGCTTATATAAAATTCAGCATTTAATTTTAAATCTATTAGATTGCTAAGATTTTTACTTAGTATTTCAATAGATTTAATGTTCAACCTACGATTAAGATTATTATTAAAGCTAATACCTTGAATAGTCTTTTGCTTACCATCTTTATCCAAGTAAATTATATCATAAGTACCTGCTTTTACAACTAATTTACCATCTTTTGTAGTTCTAACTCTAGGTAATGCAATTTTACCAATGTAAGTTACTCCATCTCTAGTAAATCTTACAGCTCTATCATTATATTCTTGATAAAACTTGTACTCTTCACTACGATTATTCATTTTAATAGGAGCAGTTGCTGACTGTCCCATTGGTTTGATTATCTTTTTAAAGTCTCTTACATCAATCCATTCTTTGTAACCTTTATTGTTAGATACCTGAACTTCTCCTTTTAAACTTCCGTCAGGTAAAACTGTTGTTTTAGTATCAACAACTTCAAACATTTCATAAGTTTCACCTTTATTTTTTGCAGCAGCTTTATTAGATGCCTGACTATAACCTTTGTTATAGCCATAAATACTTCTGTTTAGTTGATAAACGTCACCTGTTTTGATATATTCTTCTCTACCTAAATCCCCTTGTGCTTGACCTTCTTCAAAAACATAATTGTCTTCTGATATTTCTTCTTCTTTTCCATCATCATTAGTTTTCTTAGTTACTTTAGGTTTGTTAACTAAGTTACCTGATACAGTAAACATTTTAGCGATTTCAGTATCATTTTTTCTAGCTGTTAATTTTTTAACTACCTTTTCAGCATAAGATTCATCTTTTGTAATTCGGCTATAAAAATCAATAAGTTTTTCTTTAGCTGTTTGAATAGCAACAAAATCATTTAAATCTTTTGAATATGTTTCATAAATAAAACTTTGAGTTTTATCATCTACTTGTGGCTTATATTCATCAGTAAGTTCTTTTCTAAATAATTCTTTATAAGTACCTTCTGTTACAGTTCTTTGTAAATCATCAGATGCTTTTACAATTTTATTAGAAATTTCATTAATTTGTGCTAATTTATCTTTAGGGTCTAAATCTTTATTACCTTGAATATCAGTAAGCTGCTTTTGTAATTCTGCTAGATTACCTTGTTTAGCTGCAATTTGTTCATCACTAGCTTCTTTCTTTTGGAAAGCTGTATAATCTACACCATTAGCTTTAAACTTATCAATAAGCTCATTTTCTCTAGTTGTGTAGTTTTCTCTAAGTATATCTAATGAAGTAAGAAATGGTAATAGTTTTTTGTTATCAGGATTTTTTGCTTCAAGTGCATTAATTTTATGTCCAAAGTTAGACATAATTTTAGTTTGACTAGTTTTGATTTGATTAGCTACAGCAAGAGCATAATCAATCATTTCATTTCTTTTCTTTTCATCAAATCCTTTTTCATAAGTCATATCAAATTGTTCCTTAAATTTGTCTAATGGGACAGATTTAAGCTCATTAAGCTCACTGACCACATCGTCAAATTTATTCATAGAAACTCTTGCATTGATATAATTAGCAAATCCTAAATACTTAGCAGTTTCATAAGTAAGTCTATCTCCATTTCTAACAGCAGCGTCAGCTACTTGTGCATATTCTTTTGATTTTGCAAAATATTTAATACCTTCTGTAACATCTTTGTTGTTCAGACTATTTCTATTAGCATAATCAATTGCAGCTTGTGTATTAGCATCAATATCTTTTCTGTTAGCTATATTTTGCAAAGCTGATGAACCTCCTCCTAATAAACTACCTATAAGCATTGAGTGAACTGCATCAACACTTCCCATATTTTGAGCAGTTTTCATAAAGGTTTCTAAACCACCTCTAGTAACAGCAGCATACAAATCTCCTAATTCATCTACAGATTCTTTAGAAGGTTCTGATAAAAGATTTACAAAATAATCATTACTTGCAAACTGAACACCTTCTTGTGTACCTTCTGTAAGTATATTTTTAGTTACATCACTTTTAAATAGTCTTTCGTATAACTTTTGATTTTTAACTGTTTTATCTAATATGTAGTCAGTACCTTTTTTACCAATGAAATTAGGATTAATCATTTCATTCTTTATAGCAGTATTGCCTATTACATCATCTAACCATTTGGTTTTAAGTAATGGCTTAAATACAACATTATTAGCCATCCCTGTAGTAACCATATTAACTAAAAAGTTAGCAGCACCTCCTACAGAAGCTTGTTTTTCCAACTCAGCTTCTTGTTCTTTTGTTAACGGAAGTCCTTTGTTTTCAGCTAAAGCTTTATTTTTAAGATTTTCAAATATAGTTTTCTTAGTTTCAGCCGCTTCTGCTCCTGATTCAACCATAGCTCCAAACATATCATCCCATAAGTTTGTAGCTAATTCTTTAACAGGTGAATTTTTACTTTTTGCTAAATCATCTAGCAAAGAAGTACTTTCACCAAAAAGAGTTTTAACATAATTTAAATCTTTGCCTTCTCTAGCAGCAGCAGAAATAAACTTAGCTGCTTTTCCTAAACCTTTAGCTCCTAATGTAGCAAATTTAGCTCCTCCTGCCATACCTGCTATATAAGCCACTCCATCAAGTGCTTTATCAAGAAATCCTAAATTAAGAGGATTATATGATTGTTGTTGAGCTTCTGTTTGATAAACTGGTAATTGTTCATCTAACCAAGCTTCTAAAGGTCTTGTTATATTTTTAGAAAAAGGATTATCATAAATTGTTTCAAGAACTCCTGTAACACCTTCTCTTTTAGCTGCCATATCCTCGCCTTCTATAGCAGATGACAAACTATTATTAGTAACAATATCCGTTAAAGCTGTAGCTACTCCACCAAAACCATCAACAAATCTGATACCAGCCTTAGCTGTATTTTTTACAAGTGAGTTAGTTAACCCTTCGTACCAAATTTGTTTATTAGCTTTGTAATCATTAATGCTGTTTAGATTAGTTTCGCTAAATCCTTTTAAGTATTTACTACCATCTAATTCTGTATTAGGTGCATTAATTACTTCTTGATTTTGATAATATGATAATGCGTCTTGCGCAGCTTTGCTTAGTTGCTTTCCCATGATTCGTCTACTAAATTTTTATTACTTTTACTTAGTTGTTCAACAAAAGGTTCAAGTTTATTAAGACTTCTATTTTCTAATTCTTCTAAAGTCATTTGAGGTTTTAATCCAAATGATTCTAAATCTGATTTAGAAGGTAAGTATGTTTCTCTTGTTTGAGGATTAAATATAACAGGTTTAATTACAAAAGTTCCATTCTTTCTACCTACAACTTCAATCTTAAATATAGGAGAACCTAAAACTCCAGAACTATCATCTACTACTCGTCCTCTGCCTTCGGGTAAGTTTATACTAGCTTTGTGAACTGCTGATAATGTATTAAAGCTAGCTTTAATATCTTTATTTCTATTTTTAGAATAAGCTCTTACTGTTTTTATTTTACCATTACTATCTTTAACTTGTAAATCACCAACAAAAGCTCCTACAAAATCTTCATTTCCTGATACATTAGATGTTACCAGACCCTTAGGTATAAATTTAACAATATCATAATCATCTAAATCGGTTCCATCAAGCAATTTAACTTCAGATTTATCAGGAACAAGATTAGTACCAGCTAAACCATCTACTATTTTCTTGCTGTTTATATTTACTACTCTATCAATGTTAGTACCATCTAATGAGAAACCTTCACCTCGTTGAAATACACCATCTTCATAAGCTAAATTACCTTTTCTTTTTGCTTCTTCTTTAGCTTTGATTTTGATAATTTCGTTTTGTAAGTTTTGTTCTCTTGTATAATTAGGGTCTTGAACAAACTGTTTATCCTCTCTACTAACCATTCTAAGTTTAGCAACAGTTTTTAAATTAGTTGCTATTTCTAAATCAGCTTGTTTTTCAGCTTCTTGTCCTGTAATTCCTCTTTGATTTAACTCTTTTAATTTAAGAACTTTTTCTTGTTTATAACTATCTGTATTAACATAAGTTCTAAACATTTCAGGCATTTTATTATTAATCATTTCATCTGTTAACTGTTCTTTTTTAACAGACATTAAGAATCCTTCTGTACCACTCGCTTGTAATGCAGAATCAATAACTTCGGGTTGAAGAACTTTAGCAATTTCAAACATTTCAGCATTGTAATCTGCTTTAGGTTGAACTTTGCTACGATAAATATTCAATTCCCCATTAGGAGAAATAGTGCGATGATTCTTCCAATCAACTATATTTAAATTAACAGGTGTTTTACCCGATGCCATTAACTTCTGCTCAAGGTCTAATTCATCTTGATAACCCTTATAACTATCTTGAATACCTTGTAAATTTTGGTCTTTAAGAATTGTTAGCTTCATTTCATTAAGAGTATCATTAGCTAAGTCCCATCTTTTGTTACCTTGAACTGTAGTAGCTAAATTACTAAATGAATCTTGAAGTTTTTGTTTTACAGCATTAACATATTCAACATCAGAAGGTAAAGCTTTAATTTTACTTAATGCTATTTCTAATACACCTGCCGCTTCTACATTCTTATCATATTGACTAACAGCGTTATCAATAGCTGATTTATAAGCATCAAGATTTTCAGGTGCTGATATAGGTTTGTAATTGAAAAAGTTTATCTTATTTGGAAGCATTTTTATAACCTTTTAGTTTAATAAATCCACCCATTTTTTGTTTATCAACATTTTCTTTTTTACCAGTTAATATTCCTAGTGGGTCTTTAGCAAATTCTTCGGGTGTAATTCCTAATCTATTTATATATGCAGCACCAAGATATTGCATTGCTCTTTCATTGCTCTTCATAGCAGCATTTTCAGATAATGCAGTATTAATGTTTGTAAACATATTATTAAGATTTTCTTGTCTTAATCCTAGTTTAGTATTTTCATTTGCAAGTTGTTGTTCTCTAGCTCTATTAAGAATCATTGAATTGCGATTTTCAGTATCTAACAGTTGCGCTCTATACTGTCTATCATAATCCATTTTTCTATTAGCTTCTTGTTGTTCAATTTCATTAGTTGCCTTTAAACTATTTGCAAATGCCATTTGTTTACCAGCTTGGTTTATAAATGGATTATTCATTACTGAATTAGTAAGTCCTCTTACACTATGTCTTGCTAATCCACTTCTATCAAAATACTGATAATTAGGATTTTGCATAAGACTTACTGGAACATTAGTTTTATAATTATTAATCATGTTGTTGTTAGTCATGTAATTAAGACCTGACATAAGTCCACTAGCTGCTGTAGTCCAATCTAACTTTGATTTATCACCTCCACCAACACCTGGTTTTGTAGACAATGCTTTTGCAGCTGCTTCTGCATCTACTCTATTTGAAACATCAGGTAATTTATTAGGTGTGTTATCAAATTGTTTAATAGCAAGTGGTTTTGCTTCATAATTAATGCGATTATCTACAATAGGTTCAGTAGCTTGAGGTGTCTGTTGATTGGTATTGCCAACAGGTCTTGTTGTATTATTTCTAACAGGTGCATTAGAATTAGTTGAAGCTGCTAGATTTTGATTTCTTAAAGCTCTTCGTTGAGCAACTGTTAATTCATTAGGATTAACTTTAGAATTTACATTTACTTTATCAGGTGTAAAACCTTGTGCTTGTAAATTAGCTAATACTTTTGAAGAAATTGGTTTTTCATTAGGTTTCTTTTGAGTAGGTGATGTATCACCACTTAATCCTAATGCTAACCATGCAAGAGGATGGTTTAAAACTCTACCAAAACTTCCCGCTCCTGCCCCAAGTACTTTTCCAACGGTTTTTAATCCGTTACTTAAATTTAAACCTCTTAAACTCAAACTTTTATTATTGATAGCTGCTGGATTTATGTTTTGACTTCTGCTAGCTACGCTTCTTTGTATATTTGATAATTGTAGTTTTAAATTTCTAGCTTCTCGTTTTAATGCTTCAGGTATATTTTTATCTGTAAAAGTACCTTTAAGATTCTTTTCAATAACAGCTAATCTATTTCTAATTATATTATCTTGTTTCATTAAATCAGATAAACCTCCTTTTCCAAATTTAGGAATACTACCTCCATAAGCAAATTTAGTTACTCCATATTGCTTTTTCATAGCTTCTTGTATTTGAGCTAATTGTTGCAATTTAGAATCAGCAAGTTCAATATTAGCATTTGCAGTATTCTTAAATATATAATCATTATGATTAGATGCTTTTTCAGATTTAGCTTTTTGTTTAGCTATTGTTTCTGCATGTTGTGCAAATGTTTTATTTCCTAATTTCAATCTGTTTGAAAATATAAATTCACCTCCGCTGCCATCTTCTCCTGTACCATTTACTGTATTAGGATTATATTGCTCATGTGTTTTACCAACTACCTTATGTAAATTAGAAGCTAATTTTTGACCTCCAGTAAGTTGAACATCATCTCCCATAACAACTTCACCATGTTCTACTTCATATTGAGGATTTGCAATTTTACCACCTTTAGCATAAAAAGAACCTTGATTTCCTTGTGTATTATAGTCTTCTAAAATACCTTTGCTACGAACTTTGAAATAATCCATAGTTTGATTATTTTTCATCATCTCCTTCTTTTCAAGAAGTTCTTTTTGTTTTTGAGCATTTTTAAGTCCACTAACTGCACCAAGAATAAGTCCTACTCCAGGAATTGCAGCATTACCCTGCAATGCTCCACTAATTGCACTTAAACCTTGTTTAGGATTATCAGGGTCATTAAAACTATCTACTAATCCAGCAGTAGCAGTAGATGCACCTGAAATTAAATTTAAAATAGTACCTGCTCCTAAACCATGTTTGGGTAAATAACCACCTAATGCTTTTTTAGTTATTTTAGGAGGATTATT